GCTAGCAATGTCTGGAATGCATTTTCCTTAGAAAGCCCATCATTTGCATCATTCCCAGATTTCCTAACGAAATATGTTTTGATATAATTAAGCGGCTCATCTTGCCATTCATAACATCCTTTATCTGGAGCACTGCCATCCCGAACATTTCCTTCTATATCGTCATATAAAAGTCCGCCAGCAGCAGTACCAATACATGGAGACACGTCTTTCAATTTATATCCATCAGGGAATGTAGTGAAAGACATCAGATATGCCCATCCTTCAGTACTATGCGTATCGTGCCCCGTCCGATCCTGCCAATGTTTCAAGTCTGAATAATACCAACCAGGGGCCCTAACCCAATAATGAAGCGCTCTATAATGTTCAAAATGGTTATAATCAGAATAGGACACAATCGAATTGGCACTATGTGAACGATATATGCCCTCACTCCAAGGAACTGGGTTCGGATTAAAATTGATAAATAAATTATTTTTTGAATATAGATATGCTCCATCAGTTGCGGCAAAGCTAATATTTGGATTTGCACCAGTTGAAATTACCGTGCAATGCTTCAATGTCAATGTTATATCCTTATCAAAAGCTGTATTATTTATTACATATATGCACTCTATTCCTGCTTCTTTATAACCAATATAACAATTTTCAAATATTGTGCTGACCGAATTGATATAACATCTTTCTGCTATCTTGCATGCCTTGAATTTTCCTCTACAATCATCTGGATCTTTTCCATCATCGCCATTATATATTGTGCCAAAATACATAATGCCTTCTTGGAGATATTCACAAAAATCAAAATTTTCAACGATTCCCCAAGCGCCCTCCAAACATGCGTATGCAGCTTTTATTTCTCCCGCATCTCCCGTTTGGGCGCCATCATAATCTCCAATATAATAAACTGGATTGGCCCATGTTCCACATTCAATCCAAACAAAATCTTCAGCTTCGCCAGACAGGGTATAATCTCCAGCTCCCACATAAACAGTGTCATCGGCGCAGACTGTAGCATGTGCGCGGATTAGCGTTTTCCAGGCCTGCTCTTTTGATTGTCCGTCATTGCCATCTGAACCCATTGATTTTCGAACGAAATAAGTAGCCATCAGATTCCTATTATATTATAAATTCCTCTTTATTCCAAATAACACTTAATTTTCCATCAACAATTGCAAAAGTGTAATCTATATTATGCTTAATAATTAATTCCGGATTGACGATTTCTCTATAACCCGGATGGAAAAATTCAACAAATTTTTCATCGTCATTATATTTTACAAATTTATTATATTCGACCCATATTGTCAAACCATCTTGAAAGCATAAAAATTCTGGTAGTAATAAAATTATCCGGTATGGTGTATTGTCTTCGTAATAATCATCTCCGCTAAGATATTTGTATGAAGTTAAATATCCGATTTGACCTGAAGCATTGGGATATATTGCCGAACCCCGGTCATATATGCCATTATATATAACATGATCTCCAGATATTATTTGCCCCCAATATCCATCTTCAGAAACATACATATCTTCAAATTCTGCTTCGGAATATCGACCATCATCCATTCTATTCCAATAACCTTCGGCCTCATCAGCAGGAAAGTTTCCACTTATTGGGGGTCTTTCAAGTTCCGGATGCGCATATTCCCAAAGTCTGCGTTCTCTATATGAACTTGTGTCCCAATCTTCACCCCAAATATTTTTGCCCTGACATGCTCGCGCTTTCGCACAATCAACTTGGGATTTTTCTGTTATAAATGGGCCATAAGATCGCGGATCCAATGAACCTGGCGATACTGAAAAATGTTGGGAACTAAATACCAAAATTAAATAATATTCTTTCGGTATTTCTTTGCCATTATGATCGAAAATGCGAATGTGTGCGGCTGGACTTTTACTTCGAGCCAAATGATCATACCGCAATTCATATTTATATGGGAGCATCACCTTGTTATATTCATCAGAATATTCTACTCCTTCAAATATGGCATATGGAGTGAATATAAACATATTAAGATAATTTTTGCCCAACAGTTCTCCATATTGATCATATGGCAATTCCATATATTGTCCTAATATAGCTTCGAGAGTAAAAAACCCAGTTTTTTCTGAAACATTTTGAAATATTTCATTAGTATGATCCATTCCAAACGATGATGTTCCAGGAACCGCTTCGCCACCCGATACAAATGCTAATGGGACCATGCACGTTCTTTCAACTTTTTCCTGAACTGTAATTATGGGGCAACTATTTGACATTATATCTCACAATTATTTCTTCAAACGCCATTTCAGTTTAATAAGTAAATTTTTCAATTCGATTGCGTCTTTAGCGGTCAATAATATGCATTCGGAATTACCATATTCATCGGTCCCACAAATATGAAGTGGCCCAGGTTTTCCAATCGGCCAGATTACCTTACAATGTTTGCTAATTGTAACAGTCTGCATTGTTTCTTTTTTCACAATTAATCTCCCTATGCTTCCACCCCAAATGGTATATTTAGATACCCTTTAAGACTCGTGGCAACTGCATCCTTTAATAGTGTCACAGTCACCAAGAAATCATGGGGGTCTACTAAATTTCGCTCTGTTAAATCATGAAATGTATGCCAACAGCTTCCATCATCTGACAAATTTTCCGTAGCATTGTCAATTTCTCCACCATTATAATATATAGAAAATTCTACTGAATAAAATGGATCATTGATTGGAGCTCTCCATTTATCATATATATCGGCTCTGATAGTAATATCATTATCTGGATAGCATCCGCTGGTATTTGTATCATATTCATTAGATTTGCGTTTTATATACCAATCAGCATATGTTACTTCAATTGTGTCAGGAACCAGCGGTCCTGTTCTAATTACAAGGAAATTATCAGTAAAATTTGCAAAATGGCAAGGATTAAAATCAATGTCACATTCATAATCTCCACTCAAGCATCCATATTCAATATAATGATCCTCATATGGTATATCTCCACTTATTTCAATGGCGCCTGAATTGTCGATTGTAAACCAAGGCACATCCCACATATTGGGATCCCAATCGCCGCTGATACATCCAGATAAATCTTGAACATGCAAATAATGGGCATCAATGTTATAATCAGTCCAAGGTTCAGCAAAATTGTCGTTCCAATAGCATTGTCCAGATACATTAGTTATGATTATTGGATCATTAAATTCAAATAATTCAACGCCCCCAGTAATAGGTGGCAGTTCTCTACATTTATAGCCAAATAAATAAAATTCATAATCACATAACGTAAAATATCCGGGATGAATTAAAACCTTTTGTTCATAATCAATATGTGTAATGCTATCATGGGTCGCGCAATCGGTTCCATATCCTACACCGGAAATAAAATCTCCGGACATTATATATGTTCTCAATGCATCAAATCTTGATGGCAAATGTTCAAGTCCAGTTACCTTTTCATCGCCGCAATCAAATGTTGTATAATCCCAAATAAATTTATTCCATAATATTGGATAAATCCGATGAATTTCTTCAACAAGAGATTTATAAATTTGGTTTGGATTACCATTTTCATCTAAAAGATGCTCATTTTTAAAATCCGGATCATTTAATTCGAATAATTCAATTTGCCCAGATGCCGGGATTTCTTCATAATATGCAATAAACTTTTTATCATTCGGATAAACAGATTCATCAACCCAGCGCGCAGCAGAATCGTCTTCTATTCTATAATAAACGCTTTTGACGCTACAGCCATTAACAAATCCTTCACTGATTTCTACGACCTTCGTGGGTTCTCCATTAGGCAATTTCCAAAGCCTAAAATATCGATCTAATGAAGGATCTGTATCATAATCTTGCCATTCCTCTCCATTTATCCAAACTCTAAATGGCAGCGATTCCCTGGTATCCGGATCCCATAAAAGTGGTTGATATGTGAGAAAGAAAAAAGTCTTATCTGTTGCACAGTAGCGAGTTAAGTCTAATTCAGCACTGACGGCATTGATTATCCCTTGCTTTGTGGGAGAACCAAAGTATTTACCAACATTATAAATCCTAATCCTAAATTCCCGATTAGTTTCCCCAGGAAGCCGTTCTAGGCCTAAAAGAAGACCGAATTCGTCAAAACTGTTCCAAATAGGAACTTTAATAAAGCTATTTATTTCTTGCATTTTCAATAATTATTATTTATCAAATCCCACATTTTTCCAATCAAATTTCATTTTATATAACATTACTTAAATTGCTGATCTCTATGCACTTAATAATTTTGGGGAGTTGGGTTGGGTCCAATATGAACAAATATAATTTTCCGTCGTAGTCGCCCACCAGTAAAACATAATTTTGATAATTAACCATACTTCGGAAAGTGATATCCCAATTTGGTTCAAAGCACCGCAGTTCTTTAAGTTCTGCCGCTTTTCCATTTATTGTCTGCTCGGATTGAGAATTCAAAATCGCGGTTCTTGTTTCTTTTTCTGGATATCGGATATACCATTTTTTTCCACTTTCACTCGCTAACAGGCCTTTATGATTAATAAATAAAAATTTGCTATTTCTAATATCGAACGCAGATCCGCAAAAATAGATTTGCTGATATACTGTAAATGCGCTTTGCGGACTTGAAGTGAGTATCCGATTTATATGTTCATCTGGATCACATAGGGTCAAAATCGTTGAAGGATATACGATTCCATTCCTTAATTCATAATCTGCATTCCAAGTATAATCAACATCCGGCCAAACTTTATGTGACGATTTCCCTCTAGGATAATATGTTTTGGAATCCTGAGTATAGTATGTAATATAATGCGTATCAATATCATTTGGCAAATATAAATACATGTCATCCGGATAATAGCTTCCAGAAAATTCAATTGGGTATAATGGAATTGATCCGGAAACATCAGAATCATATACAAAATTAAGTTCCGGCTGATAAAAAATCGGATTATTACTATTTGGATTTGGAATAAAACATCTTACAGAATCTTCAAGAAGATTATCAGCAAAAATATGAACTTCTCCGCCAATATGTTGTTCGCAATGGAATGTTTGATAATCAAATTCCACCTTTGCAACTTCTTCTGGCAAAACATCATATGGATCACATTTTAAATAAATGTAATCTCCTGAAATGGTGTTTGAAAATTCAAATGATATTCTGTTCCAGGTTAAATATACGCCACTTTCTAACATAATTCTGACCCCGAAATCGCTATGTAATTAGCCAGCAATATATCCGGCATTTCAGATTCTAGGAAATACTGCCATCGATACATATCAGTTTTAATTCGATAAGGACATGCACATAGTTCATAAGTCATATGGGCCAAGATTCTACCATAACCTTGTAAATCATTTTCAAAAATAAATGCATGTTGCCCTTCTACAAAAATACCACTAATTGGAACATCTTTATCGTATATATCTTTGAATTCATAAGTTAATGGTTTATGAAATAAATTGGCTTTATATAAATCTCCAGAAAGCGGCTCAAATTCCGGATAAAATTCCGCTGTAGCCAGGCAATATGAAACACTATCAAAAGAATCATAATTTTCATCTAAAGAATATATTGAATAGCATTGATCATAGCTAATTAACAATGTGCCTGATATGATCTCATCCAAATAGCAAAGTCCCAGGATATATCCAGATTCCGACAATGGAATTTTTTCCATCGCAAATCCGCGAGTGGGATAATAATTTTCGGTTTCATCCTCATTTAGTTCCACAAGGTCTATTTCGCCAGTTGCATCCATAGTATCATAATAACCTGAAATTATACTCAGTTCATTGATGTCGCCCGAAAGAACATAATACATGTTATAATTGGAATCAGCATCTACATCGCTTGTGACCAAAAAACTGCTGTAATATGATCGCCTATTTCCTCTTTCAAGATTAAGTAAATGAATTCCTAAAGACTCGAAAATCCCCCGAATAGGATCTCCTGATTTTCGCAGTCGCATCCATGAAGGATACTTATCAAGTAATGTATTAAGAGTTGTATTCATCAATAAATCAAAAAATTAATTATAGGATTATCTGTGTTTCTTATTAACTTTACAGACAAACCTATATAAGTTATTCCGCCATTAACATCTAATTTCATAGATTTTCCAGCACAATTATCTAATTCATACCATTCTTCAAATCCTGGACAAAATGCATATACCGCCGCATTTCCGCTTCCAGCCGGGGGCTCTGTTTGGGTTTCCCCATGTGCGGTAATATATTCATTCCCATCTAGACCAGTAATTTTAATTGTCGTATATTCAGTTTCAAACTCAGTCAGCTTTCTATTTATTGATCTATTAGATTCTGCAAAATATTTATTTATATATTTGGTATTGTTCAATTCCGATCCATCGCCGTCGTAGGTTCTAGATTGAAATTCCCCATTTGGCACTTGACAATCTATTCCTTCTATTCCACTAAATACAATTCCGGAAATAGTTATGAGATTTCCACTACTGGGATCATAAAATTCTATCATTATTAAAATACTCCCAGCCGATTATATAATTCTTTTGTATATACCTTTCCATTAATAACTTTGCAAAAATCAAATCTTAATTGTATTTTTAATAAACACGTACCATATGCGATATATAAAATGTTATCCTTCCCAATGGTGGCATCTTGATATCCACGCATTAATAATCCAGGAGGATAAATTTTAATTTTTGTGACCCCATCAGTAGCTGGTTTATAAATTGCAATATAATATGCATTCAAATCGCCACTAAATATATAAGAGGTTGCATTTCCAATATTGTCGCAATCTGCAAAATCCAAAAATTGACTGTCAGATATGCCAATAGATAATGCTCCGGCTCCAGAGGTGTGTATCCAAGACAATTCGTAATCACCAGTATAATTGTTATAATGCCAGCTGAAATCTAAAATGGCATCGGCCATAATTTAAACTTTCCATATTCTGTTATAATTTTCTCGTAGATATGTCGCATTATTCACGTATATGCTATAATCATGCCTTAATTTGATTTCATGTACTTTATTATCATCCAAAACATATAATCGATCATATCCAATGGTAAAATCTTTTGGATCATTCACTTCGAATTGGAATTCGTAGCCGATTTTTTCTCCGGTCCTTGGATTATAATAAATCAACATAAATCTTTTATAATATAAACCAATAACCAAATAATCTCCAACCGACGTCAATCCAACTACTTTAATTTCCGGATTATATTCTAAATGCATATATGATCGATTATAAATATTTCCACTTTCATCAATAATATAATGTATTTCTGGTTCCTGTGTCAATATATAATAACGATTCCCATGGTCATCATATATTATCAATTCATCGGTCAAGAAAAACATTTTATCAAAATATTTGGTCATGCCTTCACAATATATGAATTTCTTTGCAGAAAATCGACTAAGGGGTGCAGATCGAACTTGTTCTTTAAATTCGTCATCTACATAAAATTGAACAATTGTAGATGGAACATAATGATTTCCAGCCATTACATAATTATCTATATCTCCAGATTCAGAATATTCTAAAGCATGGTGTCCAGATACTGAATAACAGATATTTCCATGCGTCCAATAAAAAAGATCTAAAATTCCGCCATTTACTGGATAAATATCTAATAGTTCTTCAGAATAATCTCCGCTGATTTCAAATTTATAATATATCGAACTTCCAGGAATATAATCTCCATATAGTTTCCCGTCATAATAATACGCATTTATTTCACTTTTTAATGTTTGAGAAAACGCCGAAGGATTTGGATAAAAACTTTCTCCTGAAACCGGTTGTATTATTAATCGCGTGGAAGAATCCCAGGAAACATAATATTGCCTTATATATTCGTAGCAGATTTCCAACGATTTCCATGGTCTACAATTAAATGGGACAACTGAAAATACTCGGTCTGCTCCCAATTCTATGTCACAATCTTCAAGATGTACCTGTGTACCATCATATTCATATGAATTTCCAAATATTAAAAATCCACTATCTGAATAATGGCACCATGGTTTTTTCTTTGTTTTCAAATTTATTGGCGGCTGATATAAGTAACACGCATATTCAGCTAAATAAACCCCGCTAATATTGGGGACATAAACATAATTACCTGATAAAATATACTGATTTTTATCCACTTCAATTGCGTTATCAAATGCATCAAGATCATAAATATTATACAAGTGGAAAGAGCCAGATATGGGCGCGCAATCTAATTCTGCCATTCCATCCAATATATTCAATTTCGCTTCAACCGCGCGCGAATTATAATAATATGAATCATATATTGAACCACTCAAATCCATGGAATAGATGCCGCTAGTGCCCGCAACATAAAAGAAACCGGATAGATCATCCACATAGCAAATTGAGTGTAAATTTTCCTCATATATATTTGGAGGAAATTTTCCAGAAAATGTCAATACATATTCTAAATTTGTGGGAATGTCAGTTTCATAATCGGAATAATCTATCACATTTTCAATTTCCCAACCATCTCCAAAAAAATTCCCAGACTCATTAACAATAGTTTGGAATTCAGGTTCGTTCCAATGAAATATATCAAGCAGTGGCTGCACTTGCGACGTCATATGAAGAGATAGATTTTTATGTATATCTATAGCTTGATAGATTGGATCCTTTGGATTATTTCCCACATTCATCCAACGCGGATATTCAAAATGTTTATCAATTAATATTTTATAAATTTCAAACATTTATATTTTCTTTAGCAAATAGTGATGCCCCCAGGGGTAGCGATACATATTTCATCTTGATCACAAGTCTGATTCATAAAAATCAATGGATTGTAATTTTCATTAATTCCAGTTATGGGATTGTAATCTCCGGCGCCGAACGCGACAACAGAAACATCCTTAATTTTATCATTAATTTCCATAATTCTCTGGATTAATTCATTAGCTATGACTTCTCCACCAAATCCTAAATTATTTATGTATAATTCTGCTGCAATCCTAACTTGCTGCATAATTAAAACTTTTTCATCCGCGCTCGTTTCAGGAACAAATCTCAATTTAAATGTTCCTTCAAATCCTTTATAATCTGGATATTGAACTAATGCTTTAATTCCAAATGCTCTTGCAGAATCGACCGCCTGCTGAACTGCACTTAGCAGCCCAGCATTTGGGATGGGAGACTCTGCAATAATATGAACCGCGAATGTTCCAATGCCGGCGGCATATTCCCGAAGAATCACGTCAACTACACCTGGGATGGATAAGGCGGCCAAACGTACACTTGTTTCATTAGCTTTGGCACTATCTATGTGAGCATGAATTATTCTATATCTGAATTCGTCATCGCTTTCTTGAAATTTACCAGAATTTACAGTTTGAATATTTTCGCAATATAAATATTTTGAAATTATGGAAAATTCCACACCTAACGTATAAGATTTCAACCGATACGCTGGAATATTAAAAGCTGGACCATATCCAGATGCTACAATTGGCACATATACTTCGGTAATTGATCCAGAAAATGTTGCATCTTCAGTAGTTTTATATGTAATGTCACCAGCAAATATTGTAGTTCCAGCAGGAATGGTAAAGCTATTTTCATGCACATATATTTCTGAAATTTCCGAATTTTGATTTGCGGTATATTGTTCAGAAGCCAACGTTTGAGCCATGTAACCAGTTAATGTATCGATATAAAATTTAAAATTATTATGTGACATATCTACAGCTCGTTGGGATTCATTTCTGGTTAAACCAAATAGGACTCCAATTTCATCAAGCGCATCACCCACTGCAGTTGTTACATATGTTTGCAGCAAATTCATTGTCATAATTTCATATTGTTCCGCAATGTGATCATTTATAGATTCTAAAATTGATCGGATTACGCTGCCTGGTTTGAAATTTCTAAGTTCGGTGTTTTCAACCAAATAATTTTTGGATTCTTGCATCAACTGGTCGCGAGTTTTGGTTAAAAATCGCATCAAATCACCTCCTTACTTTAAGTATGGATTTTTCGGGACAGCGTGTCTTGTATTGGGCACAATTTCTTTGACCTCACTCGGATCATAAATATGCCCGGCCACACCATCCGTAAAATTAAATACTTCTTGATCAATAAGAACTATTCCCTTGCTATCTTTCAAAAAAATGAAAACTAATAGCGATTCATCTCCAGATGGAACCACTCGGGCAAATAAACGCCCGGGATACGCTATTTGATTTTGATTTAATATATAATTCAAACGCTTCGTAATCTCCAAAGCGGTTCCGCGAATGTTTGGTTCTCCAACAAATTCTTCTAGTCCCGCGCCAATATTGGGATATATTTTCCATGCGGGATTAATCGTTCGCACTATTCTGCTAACTTCTCTTGATAGGGCATCCAAATCTTGCGTCAACTTTAAATCCCCATCATCTGTAATAATCCCTCCGCCTTGATACGACAAACAAATATCTGTATCCATTTTAACTCCTCATTAATTTAACCAGGGCTTTTCCCAATTTCGCAGCTTTTTTAAATATATCTGCATTTGGCAATAGCTCAGGTAATATATATGGAAAATCTGGGCGGAATCTTAATAGAAAATTTTCAGGCGCAGCAAAATCGCCATAGGAAAAATCTGGATTCATAAATTTGGCATCTTCGACTATGGTTTGATTACCAGTAACAGTCAAAGTTTGATTTCCAACATGACCAGAATGTATATGGATCGACTTCCCAGTTTCTACATAAGATTCGATTTTTCCATTAGCTATTTTTCCAATTTGCTTTCGAGTATTAGTAATTTCATCAGGATTTAATCTTTCTTTATTATAAATTGGAATTGCAACTGCGTCAATTCTAATTCTTTGTTCAGTATCAAAATCAATATCACTCATTGCTTGATCTGACATTATAACAATCACAGGAGTATTTTTATCGATTCTTATCATATTGCCGTCAAATGCAAGAGGAACCACATAAGTAATTCCCTTTTCGTCTTTCACTTTAATCTGATTGGTTTTCCCATCGAATTCCTCAATGTGAGAAAAAAACTTTATCATATGATTATTCCCTCCTATAGTCAAGAAGCGGCAATGGCATTTGGGTGCCTTCCGGCTTATCCCTTAATCCCATCAAACTTGCACTCAATTGTTTAAATGTTCCACTTATTCGAGTAATTTTATCCATATAATGAACCACAAGATCATCTTTTCTGTATCCATCCATTCCCGCAAGAAATGGGGCACCTTTTCTCCATATTGGCACAAATTCCGATCCTTCTCTTCCCATAAGTTTATTTATCCCACCAGAACCTATGGATGAAGCTAATTTATATGTAAAAGTTGCAGTAAACCCTGCAACTCCTATTCCAGTCCATGGTCCAAGTAATTGTCCAGCAAGAAGTGAAGCCCCTCCGCCAAATATGATTCCACCAAGAACTATTTTAACTAATGCGGCATATAATGCTGAAGCATAGCCCAATTCAACAGTTTGTTCTAGATTGCTGGGATATGACATAAGATCCGGCACAATCACAGTATAAGCCCCATGCTCCATGGAAAAGTAATGGTAAACTTCTTTCACCCCAACTGGGCCATAAATTTCATTTACATCATCATATATATAAACGGCATCATGTACATCAATATTTGGATCGAGTAATATGATAATTTCTCCGTCATACATATCTTTAAGATCTTCAGCGAGTATTGTATTCGCAACTACAGCATATGGCGGAATATCAGGAAAATTACCGCGACTATTAAGTCCAACGGTTTCTCCGATGCCTTTAAGAATGGCTTTGATTGAATCCACAAAATTTCTTGTTCGATCAACGTCTATGTTTGTAAAAAATAGTTTATGGGTTCTTATCATATCAGGCTTTATGTTATCATCCGCAAGCATTTCGAATTCAGATAAATCTCCAGCTGAAAATTGCGTTTCAAATGCTGCCATCTGAGGTTCGCCCTTTGGATAAATTAAATGAACTTTATTGTACATATTTTCGCGCGAAGCTTTCATATTATTTTCAATTATATGATGATAACTATCAATAAAATGAGTTTTGCATGCGCGCTTCCAACCATGTTTTCCAGCCAACCTTTTAGGATTATCATCTTTCCCATAGGTAAATCTTTCTACTCCTTCAGTCATTCGTTCAAAAAGGCTAGCTTTGCCATAGACTCTTTTAAAATCTCCGAAATGAAGTTTGTCATAAGCGTCATATATCATAATGCCACGCATTATTCCAGATCCTTGTAAAATATCAAAATATTCTCTTGCAAAATAGGCCTGATTGATCCTGGGGCATTCTTCTCCTCCCCCAAGTAGTGCTTCGCTCCAATAAGCAACTATCGGATTAAATGGAGTTGCTTTCATCAAACTACATTCGCCATTTTGGCAAACAATATTTCGATCCACAAATTTTTTAAAAAGTACACTGCCTTCATAATCTACATTAAACTTTTTTAATTTGATTATTAATTCCTGCTTTGTTGGGGCTTTCACGCCCTTAATACGTATATACCATCTATTTCTTCCTTCTTGATATTTATCATGTTCCGATGTTCTTTCGACAATTTCTGAATCATCCGTTGCCATATAATAACCATCTCTTGGACCTATATATAATGTGCATCTGGCAGATTGCAAATTCTCTTCATTATAAGGCAAAATTTTCATAATATATCCTGGCATGTACTTTAATACCTCATCAAGTGCCTCCCAACCAGTTTTATTATATACTCTCCAATCAAATGCAAATCCTTTTCCCTCTATGATGTGGACCAGCGGCCAAATTGTCGGAGGAGTATGATATGGCAGCCAAATATTATCGTCTCTATGATCAAGCAGTGGATTTAATCCCAATCCTTGAAGTGACCAATTCTTCAATCTACCAACATATGTTTCCCGATGATCAGAATTATATTGAACATTTGGCAAATCATCAAATATTTCCACTAAATTATACGTTGTTCCAAAATGTCTTAATCCAGAAACTTTATTTAAGATTGCGGTTGATACATCTCCGAAGTCTCTTATTGTGCTCCATTTTCCAACACTGAAATTCTGAATTGGCTGAGCAAGCTCCGCACCCCATCCTTGTGCAATAAATTGCAGTTCCGGGCCGGGCTGTATGCTCACGATAGATCCTTGAAACACAATTTTTAATTTGTTGGAATCATTTTCATAACCCATTTTGATCATGATTTCACAGCCTTCTTGAAGCATCATAGAATCAACATTTGGCTGTTCTTCCGCAGTTTCTGATTTTGAAATATTTTCACTCCTTGGGGCATGAATATCTTGAAGCACATTTGTGATATTCGACAACGTAACTATCGCAGTGTGAATCGGAGATTTTCGGGTCTTTCTAATTTGAATTTCCTTCACTGCATCATATCCATAAAAATCATCGAATAGTAACCATTCTTCTTTATCTTTTTCTATGAAATATAATTTAAAGGTTGGGAATGCTCGCCCTAGTCTTAAGGTTTTATTTTCATCAAGTTTCATAGCGTCTTGAAGCATCTGTCGTTCAAGCTGAGCATCTCTTGGAGTATAAATGCCCCAGGTTTTTGCCAAAGTTGTTGCCACATCCAACAAATCACCCGGATTATTGAAATCTACATCATCCAATTCTTTTATATTGATAACACCTATTGATTCATCATAATATCTCATATCGTCTTCGATTCTTGCCAATCTGCTCCGTAGCGTTGCTTCATCCGCCCGTCCTAAATATTTTTGGGATTCGCTCTTTTTTATTTCCATCATAAGATTTGCATTTTCTTTAAGATCTTTAGATCGTTCCATATTGAATTGCAAGTCTTCATTCGCGTCTCCCAAATAGTCCAGTAGGACTTTTTTAAGTCTTTGTGAAACTAAAATTTCTCCGACTTTAGCTTCTTTAGCTATTTGTCTTAATTTAGCCGAATGCATCGTTGCTTTTCCACGTTTATTAGCAGAATTCAGTTCTGCTAATTCAAGAGCTGTATCTTCATGTATATCGACTATGGCATTGGCAAATTCTTGAATGGTGTCATTATATAATGGCTCTCGGAAAAACCAAAAATCGGGAGAATCTGCAACAACTGGGAGTTCTAGATCTGGATACGTCGAATTCCTAATATGAAGCCGGTTTTGATATTCTCGCAATAGTTCAAGAAGCCTTTGACCGTTTTCTGTTGAATCAATTTCTAATTGAGGTGGAACATTTTCTTTATTTAAAGCTTCATTTAATATTGCTTTTAATTGGCGCCCAACGGCCCCTTTATATGCTGCAAATATTGTAGTATTGAGCAAATTTGTAAATGTGAATTTTGCCGCCAATGCGCTTGAATGAGCCTTTATGTCTGCGATGGGACCTGGGCCTTCTTTGAATTTTGCAACAAAATATGTACCAGCATAAGCAAGAATATCTTTATAATCCCATTTAAATAAATCTTCTTCTTGTTTTTTCGCAAGCAATTCAGAATCTATATTATTAAGAATAAATTTATATACCGGAATTGATTCTGAACATAAAGATTTTGGAATCGGTTTACACAGGTAAAATAAAAATTTGGACCATCTTGGATAACTTTCTAATGCTTGAGATAAGGGACGAATACCAACTTTATATTCGTGAACCATGTGGTAATTATCCCAATCAGTTTCAAGCTTTGAAGAAATATGATTAAGCACTGAAGTTGGAATCAGCTTAATAAAATGCTTAATAAAATCAGATGGGAAATATGCTGGAACTTGAAGCGCTTCATATGTTTTCAATTGCAAATCAGATTGTACAAAATCGATTTGAATATGAAATATGCCCGGCTTTCCTTCCACCGTCGAATATCTAAAATTGCCAGGAATTACATTTTCTATTCCTAGAAGTTTGAAAAATGGACCTTCAACAATTTGCGCAGAAAGATCTGCATAATCCCGAATTTCCGGCAATACTGCAATCTGTGATAATGCAGTTTGATTAAGCCGTTCGGTCATCATGCGGAGTTCTCTTATCAAATTTGGACTTGATGTTTCAATTGTCAATGTGACGACCCATTCTGAATTTCCGAGATGTTGAAAAGTAGGCTTTGTAAATGCCAATATATTCATGGGCACAAGCTTCGTTTGCGTTGATGCCGAAATTCCAACTATCTGAGAATCCTGATCTCCAAATTTTAAATCCCGCTGATTATATTGTAACGAACTGATTTTAACTGAATATTCTTTAATATAAGATAATAATTTCGCCCGATATTGAGGATTTCTAACTGCATCTTTAAGCGGAAGGAAATATTCTCTTCCTTTTCTGGTACCTATGACATATATTTCATCGTTCGCGCTTATTCCAAGTAAATATTCTCCAAAGGAATCTTGATAAAATTTTATTACAGCAATAATACTTTTTCCTGCAATTACGGCATCTTCTCCTAATTCTTTTACAGCATCTACCACATTCCCGGGCACATCAGCCAAATTTTGCCAGCCCCCGAAGCTGGGATGCGTAAGAAATATAAAAAGATTTTGATATAATTCTGCGGCCGGGGCTGCCTCATAGCTTTCTCCGAAATTTTTAATCGCCTGTATATATTCTAATATTGCTCTCTGGGCCAATATTGATCGATTTTTTATTTCCTCAGAATAAATATATCTTAAATACAGATAATCCATGCGCTCATCAGACCCAACTGCTTCCAATTTCGTTGTCGATTCAAATGCGGTTTTAAATTCTTGCGCATTATTCCTGGTAAGCATTCCTTTGTAATATTTCCCAAACAGGGCGCTTTTGGAAATATTGAAAACTGGAGTGTCTTTTTTTGTTTCATCTTCTATAAAACTAAATGCAGATGTATAAGGAAAATAATTAAAAATATCGCAGGAACAATTCATTTGAAGGGTTTTGGGAAATCCCGGAACGGAAGAAATCGATATTGACCGTATCGCTGCTATCATTTGTTGATCTCTATAGCTCAATCCACTAGTATCATCTACGTCAATATGCCTATATTTTTTCATCCATTCTTGAAGCTTTTCGAGCTGTTCGGTCCTTCTTTTTCTATCTTCTTGGGATTCAGTATCTTGAGTAAAATATCCATGTTTTTTGCCATTTTCAATAAATTCTTTCAAGCTTTTTTCATCACCGGATTTGACTATATCCATGATCTTTTTGTTCTTCAATCGCCATTGCTGCTGCTGAAGTCTATCTTGGGTGCCAGTTTGTTTTTCATATTGCGGTTTTTCTTCCGTGGTAAATTCGTATGGAATATCTGGTTGGGGCTCAGCAGATTTTAATTCTGGAAATATTAATGAATGCAAATAATAATTTTCGAAAGGTAAAAATGGACACCTTTTAATTTGGGCGACTATGTGTCTCAATTCATCATTAATCTGAATCAGTCCTGGAAATAAAAATTCAAGATCTATGTTTATTGAATTGGTGCCGGTTCTCCAATATACGTTGCCCTTGGTGCGAAGAGTTGGAATTCCAACAATGTTGTTTTGTTCGGTAAAAGCAATTGATGTAGGAGGCACAGTCACCCAGATGGTTCCAAATTTAAATGATCCCGGCTTCTGCGCCAATGCAAGCAATGGATCAGTTTTTTCTTCTTCAGTAACATCCTGAAGCAATTTATAGCTTGTTTTATAAATATCAAGCGGTATTTGAGTTGCAATTATTTCAGTATATCCCGTGATATTATCACTTACAATGCTACAAGGATTGGTTCCAGGCTTTTTTTCTTCAATAATTCCTTCACTTTTGCTTTCAGTTTCCAAAAGCGGGCCCATTCCTTCAGATCCCTTGCGAATTCCTATATGCAGATGATAATTGCCACCAGTGCCATGATATATAACTTGGGCAAGCTGTTTAGTATATAAAGTATGCAACCAATTATAAATTATTGCTTGTTCCCATCTATTATATCGCCCAATTACTGCAATATCTGCTGCATGTCCTGTTAGGTGATAACTTGTTAGACTCCCTCCAATGCGAGCATTATATTCTGCCCCCCGTTTTCCAGAGGTAATAATAATATGATTCATCCCTTGATCTTGGCACCATCGATTCAAATAATTTAATAGGTCAAGAAGGGGCTGAACTATATCTCTAGCATCATCGGGGTTATCATAACCGCCATGTACTCCAGGAGCAAATTCAAGTGGATGATATGTTTTCATAATTATTTTCCCAATGGATTCAATTGTATCCCAATGGGGGATGGGTTTTTCCAGTTTTTCTTAGGAGCGGGAGAACTATTATTGAAAATGGTTACATTTTCTCCAGTTAGATTTTTAAATAGGGATTCGAGATTGCTCTCAAGTCCTTGAATATCAATGGGTTTAGTAAATTTTCCTGAAATTTGTATGCGATACAGCATCGTGATATTATTATTTATCTTTTTCAGTAATTTTTCAACTTATTTGGATATCGACCACTATTTCGTCTCGTTGTTAAATTATTGTCAGAACCAAAGTTAATAAGTAGCGGATCTACAATCTGAGGTTTAAATGTCCTTACGGGATAAGTTGTTGGATCATTTGGTACTACGTGAATAGGTGCTGGAAATACCGGCTGGGCCACATTGAAGCTGGTCGGTATTATCGGATATCCTTCTTTATCATATGAATTATCATGTGGCAAAAAAATTGGCGCAACAAGAGCGGCCAATGCTATTGCAAGGCCGCCTTTTTTTCCATGCCGCTTAAAGCTATCGAGGAATTTTTCTTTGCCCCAAAAATCTAAAATCGCGCGACTCTTTGTTCCGGGAAGTTCTACACTTGGGCCCCATAATGCCAATTGTCCACCAGTAATTGGAGAGCGTTTCATTCCAGAACTAATTAGGTCATTAACTTCTTTCCTCATCATGCTGCGATTCAATGCGGCATGCCATTCTTTAAATTGGGGCCAAAGCTGTTCTGCATCCTTATTTAAAACTTCCCCCATAATTTTCTTTGATTCTCCAGCTTCTGGTTCTAACAATGCCCGAGTAATTTGCTCTGCTTTTTCATATGGAACTTTTTTGAATGCAGTAACTTTTCCAACTAGTTCATTATATAAATCCAAATATTTTTCAGTTAATTTCCCGCCAAATAATTTAGTAGCTGCCCGCATTGTCATTGCTTTTCGATAGGAGTAAGCTGTGGCAGTTTTCGTAAGCATATTAGAAAGATGTTGCCTCAATTCTTCGCCGGGCAATTTGATTAATCTTTCTGGAAGATCAATAGATGGCAATTCCTTCATAAATTGATGCAAATTCATTTTCCGAAATCTCATTTCATCGCCGATTCCCAATTTAATTTCTTTTGGAGTTGCTGCTGGTCTGGCTTCCCTTACCCAAATACCTTGACCATAGACATTGACATTCATTGTTTTTTCAAGTTCTTGAATTTGTTCAAGTTCTTTGACAATATGTTTTTTGGTTGCTGCGTCTTTGCCAGTTTCATATTCAAGAACATTTTCCTGAAGCTTTTTAATTCTTTTAGCTAATGTAGCATGGGTTTCTCGATCAATGTGTTGTTTATTCATAAGATCTTTCAAACCCTGCTCTTGTTCCTGGGGAGAAAAATCTGCAAATACTAAACGCCCTATGTCTCCATCATAATCATAATGAGTTGTAATCGCTTCTCTAAGTTGGAGTCGCATTCCAGCCGCTTGATCTTTCTTCACAGTGACTAACGTATCAAAAAATGCGAATCGGTTTTCTGCGGGAGTTCTAATAATAGTTCCTGCAAGTAATTCTTTACCTTCGAGAAGAGCTTCCCTAAATGCCAATTTATCCAGATAAATCGATCCAGTGGCGCCCCTATATTTTCCAATACTTACTCCTTCTTTCACCTGATGGGCATCCATGGCTTTACTAAAATATTCTTCGCCCATCGATTCTACAGATACCCCTTGCACTCCAAATCCTGTAGTTATATGACTAAACATATCTTGTGGCAGTCCCAGTGATTTAGCCATTCCTGGGGCAAATGCCATGGAAATCTTGCCTTGAACTCCAGGAATCGTTGGTTGGGTCATTTTTATATATGCGGCTTTATCTGTTAATATCATATTTTTATAATCTTCAACTCTTGAAAAGAACTTTCTTTCAAATAGGCGTTTAGCCTCATCCCCCTTAATCTTCTCGTAATCTGCGGCTTCAACTAATAGGTTTTTAAACGTTTGAATCTCTTTTCCAACTATGGTATAGGGATCACCACTTTTCGTGACCTTTGCCGGAGCTCCCCTAATAAATGATAATGCCGGCCTAGGAAGATAAATTTTCTTTTTTCCTATATTGAATTCTACTATGGATGGTTGCTGTCCATACATCGTTTCTAAAGTTTTAGGATGCATGTAAGCGTTCATTCCCATAGGTCTTAATGTATATTGTTTCAAATAACGATCCGGAACTTCCTCAAGAGAATTAAAAATTTCACCAGTTTCAACACATTTAATTCTAAATGATTTATCTTCTATTATGCCGATTTCTTCTCTAAATCCTAAATGAGTAGTTATGGGATCAAGTTTTATTTCTGAAGCTTTTATGATTGGATAATGAGATTCCGGCAAAACTCCATATCTCAAAAGCGGTTGGATATTTGACATATAGTTCATCATATCGCGCTGTTCGCCCGTAAATGTGCGCGCGATTCTCTGGGCTATTGGCCCCGACACAACTAGTTCATCCAATCGGGGAACTTTTATATCTGCACCTTTAGCATATAATTCCCCAGCTTCATATGCTCTTGATGCTGGAGTAACTTCCAATATTCCCCAAGAACCACCAAAGAGCTGAATCAAAGAAAGATGGCCTTTCATTAACGTTCCCGATTTCCAACGCTCCAATTCCGTTTTGGTGAAAAATTTGGATAATTCACTTTTTGATAACTGTTCATGCATTTCTACTTCTATTCTTTCCCGGAATAAATTTTGTTCAGCCCGAGACAAATCAGCAAATACTAATTTTTTGGGATACCGTCGACCCCATTCAGTTGATAACATTGATTCGATTTGACCTTGAGTCCAATAAGGCAAGCGAGGATCATGCCTGGAATATTTAATCCCAAATGAAATCATCATATGGCGGATTTTTTGAGAATATTCTTTCATGAATTTGACCCATTCACCGTCAGAAAATTGCAACCAATTTTTTTCAATCTTTCCGACATCCAATTTTTGCCATTCTTTGCCAGTTATTTCATCTATAAATTGAAGCATACCTTTGTTGATTTGCCAATTTAGTTTGATGCCACCCATAGAATTTATTTTATCCACAAAAGTTTTAACTGTTTCAAAAAACTGGAATGTTTGAGCTGGGGTTAACTTCGAATGAATAGCCTGGAAATTCCTAGTTAACCTTTGAATTTGGCCCAACATGACTGACATTCTGCCGCGCTTCGCAAGATCCTTGCGAAGGACAGCGTCAACCCAAGTAATCGATCTTAATCCCTCTATGGGAGTTAACATCCCTTTGTATGGATATGCAAAAACTTTCATCGGATGCCCATATTTTTCAGGACGGCTGGCGGTTTGAAGGCGTATAGCTATTTCTTTATTTTCATTATTATATTCGATATTTTCAATTGTCGACATCATCGGCGTTGAAGTATTAAATGTAAATCCTTCTGCTTCTCCAAGTAAAGTAAATCCCGGCAGCCATTCTTTAAAATGAAATCCCTTTTGGTAGCTTTTTGCCATCTTCTGTCTTAACTTCGATAAAACTATTTCGCGACCTCTCGGAGTCTTTGCCGATTTTATTTGCTCAAAGGCTTCTTTGAGTTCCGGTATGAGTTTCAATTTGCCTGTATGGGGGATTCTAACGACTTTTGTTCCGGTTTTGATTGCCATTTCATCTGCGGTCTGAAAATCTATTAATCCAGCATTTTCTGCAGTTAATGGATTAAAAATTGTCAGCGTATCCATCGATTTGAAGAGCTCGCCATATTTATCGGCAATTTTCTTATAAGTTTTTGTAACTAGATCAGGAACATCTTTGGTGATCAAATGTGCAGATGCCCATTGCTGATAAAATGGCCGGGTTGGATCTATACCTAATCTTGAAAGAGGAGCTAAATCTCTGACATCAAACTTCGTAAATTTACCTTGTAAAATTTGACGAGGGGAAAGAGATAGAAAATTATGTCCCAATGCTCTGGTAGTCCAATGATTAATATCTATGGGATTTATTGAATGGGTTAGCGCCCGATGATAAGTCAATAACATTGCATTCAAATCGCGCATCACCACAGCGGAATGCAAATTAATGTCTTTCGTAATATCTTGGAAAACTTTGTTTGCTATAAGTACATCAATTGATGCTTCATGCATCACTATATTTCTTATCTGTTTCTCGGAAACTGCTTTCATTAATTTACCATGAAATCCGGGATCCTTATCTTTTAAAATGGACATCAGATTATGATCTTTTTTAAATAATTCAATAATTTTCTTATTAAGAGTCAAATCTTTTTTTGAGGAAATTGGAATAAAGATTTTTCGCGACTGTCCAACAGATTTAAGAGAAACCGAGGCTTGGACATCTGGATCAATAGCTTTTTGGAGATCCATTGGATCCCAAGTTTCTCCTAAATATGCTTTGGCTCCTAAAAATTGCTGACCCATCACTCTATCAACATCAAATCCGGCATTCCATGCAGCAACTGGAAGCTTTCCCCCTTTTGCATGTTTTTTTAAAAAATCCTCTAAATCTCTTCGAACTTTGCTAATGGGTTGACCCATTTCGGTAAATTCTTTTATGACCTGTTCTCTTGTTTTTCCTTTGAATGATAGTTTTAAATCAACTTCCGGGAAAGTATAATTGATATTAATACTTCGAGGATCAATTTTTCCTGTATACCAATCAACAACTGCACCATTTTCGATTATGCCCACAGTCACTTGATGCGGAAGGAAATTTGTTTTCGTTCCAAATGTTTCAAAATCTATAAATGCATATCTATTTGGCAGTTTTAATTTTCCATCGCCTTCCAATAAAAGCAATTTAAGTTTTTGCATTTTTTTGAACCGATCAAGAACAATATGTTCGTCATTTCCAAATTGTTGTGATAGGTAGCCGAGCCTAGCATCCTGAACTATATTTTGTTCAATAAAATCGTGCGCCGGACGCCCAGATTCCATGATTAATCTTTCACCAATTGGTTCTTTAATTAATGCATTAATAGATCGCTCTCCACCCTGAACATCTCCTTCCATTACTTTATGCCAAACTTCGCTTTTAAATCTTTTATTCAAATTGCGAATCATCGATTCATAAATATCGGATTCAATTCGTTCTATTTCAGGAATGAGTGGCCTAATGCCCTTATATCTTTGGGGGATATAGCCCGTCCCATTGATTCTTAATCTTCCGCCGCGAGTAAGGGGGATTTTCAAATTAACAACTTCTCTTTTGCCTTCTTCTTTGACCTGAATAGATAATTTGATTACAGCTTGCAAATTGAACGCATTATCTCGCAATGCATATGTAATTTGGGCTTTTGTGTGAGCAAGCTCATTTAAATGCTGTTTCAATAGCGGATCTATAGTTTCAATTGCGGCGATAGCTTTGGAATCAACTCTTGCCCTTCTGAGCTTCTGAAGAAATGATTTATATCCTGTATAAGATAATTTAACACCCGTATCACTAATTGTTTTACCTGCAGGTTGGAATCTTGCTCGTCTTTCATCTATCATAATAGCTGGATCAACTCGCTCCAAAACTTTTGGAATTTTTAGATTTACTATAGTTTCTGGAGATTCCCTTTGAAGTATTTGTGCGAGCCTTCTAGCTTCCTGAGTTTGTTTCTTTTGCGTATCCTGCAATTGTCTCATCAAAACTGCTTGTTCTGCTTCGCTTTTCAACATTTCTGGATTAATAATTTCAGAAAATTTTGAATGTATAAGTAGGCGGGATTTTCTAAATCTATATCGCTCAAGTTGTTGTTTGAGAACACTTTGCAAATGTTTAGATTCTTCGACATTTTCGAGCAATTCATTAAAAACTTCCTGAGTTTTTTCCAAATTAGTTCTTACCAAATCATAAGTTGCTGGATTAAATCGCCTAATTACTTGGCGTTTAAATTCCATCTCCTCTGCTTTAATTGGAGTTGGTATGGCTTTGCCGATTTCGCGAATAGTTTTCAAATCCGCGTCGGTAAGAAACTCCACTACCGATTTGCTTTTTTCGTATTCTACTGCTGTTTCCACCAGCCTGCGTTGAAGTGGGAGCTCTGGTTTATCCGGCCTTGTAAGATATTTCCTCATATAATCTTGGGGGCTTAGATCTTTGACAAATCCTATGAATGCGCGGGGAGAAAATTTTCTTCCAAGCTGTGGAGATCCATAATATTTTTTCCACGCCATGAACCCGCCACCCAATAAGACAGATGGAAATAGATATCCATGCCTGTCGTGAAACTGGTCTTCTTCTGAATCGTAAATAATTGGCATAATTAACTAATATTCAAAGAAATGGTGGCGCCTTTGCCTTGTGATTTTGTAACAGTTATATTTGCATTCGTTATGCCATATCTCTGTAAAACATTCTGAATGAAATTCTTTATATCAATGGCATCCAAATTTTCTTGGCCATAAGAAATCCCCGAAGGACTGGAAATATCTATTGGCTTGATCGCATATGGAGAATTATGCATTCTTAATTCTTGAGGCTTCCATCCCAATCCAAAATCGTGGGCATCGTAGCCCTCCATTTTAACAGTTTTAACCTGGATATCTTCCAATGGGATATCTTCTCTCCATCCCATCCAATCTTCTGCTGGCATTCGAAATCCTGGATTGTAATCTTCTATCATGGGATTGGTAAATTTCTTATCTCCAGACCAATAAAATTCTAAAAGTTTTCTCATAGTTGGCGAAACTCTTTGTTTAATTCTATCTTGTTGAGTTTTGTCTCGAACGGAAGCAAATGACCAGAAAAATGGTCGTTCCATATATGGGGCTGATCTATAAAATTCCGCCGGAGTGCTCATTGGAGTAACGCCATAAATTGTTTCTCTTGAGCGTTTAAGATATTCCGGATCTCCGGTTTGTTCATACAATTGTTGATTTTTTATATATTCTAAAGCATCGAAATATTCATCAATTTCCCGAATTCTTTTAACTTCTCCTGGAACCCAAGTGCCCGCTCCGGTAGCACTTCTTCCAGCGCCATACAACAGTCCCGCCCCTACACCAATAGCAGCACCTGGGGGTCCCCCAAACATTCCTCCTGCGAATCCGAGTTTCGCTGCAGATTCGACAGGACCCGTTGATAGCAAAAAACTATGCCACCATGGTCTTATATAATCATGAATGGGTCTAGACCAATTTCCAGAAAAACTACCTCCAATTTGACGCTCGTACATTTCTTCACTTGTATAATATGGAAAAAGTTTGCTAGATATAACGGGCATTTTAAATTCTTGTAGTCGTTCCCATGCCGCGCCCATTAATCTTTCAACAATATTATATTTTGCGGCGGCTTTAATATTTTCATTTTGGGACATTAAATTATATTCGGAACTAGGAGTTAGCCATTTGCTGTGGGAAAATCGGTGTTCATAAAAATCATATTTTCTCATAATTGCATCATGTTGTCTCTGAGATTCATCCACTTTAACCTGGTCTTCTTCATCTAATAGGCCGTGCCTTTTTAATAATTTACATTGTTTCAAAACTTTTTTGTATTCGTCTGACCATGGCGCCGTATTCGCAAGCACTTGCAACCTATCGGGATAGGAATAAGATTCACCAACTTGCCCAATTCCCTTAAGTAGCATATCTGATGCTAATTTTCGGGCTTCATTCATTCTTAACATATCATTATGAAATCGTTCCGCACTATATTCCACATAAAAAGATTGAGTCAATTCCGGATTATCTGCAGCGACATAAAGTATTTGACCATATCGCTTCTTCATTTGCCTCATAGCAAAATTGAGTTGAGACACATGTGCCGGTTTTGGCTGCTGCATAAATCCAAGTTTTTCTGCAGTTGTTGCTTTTATTTGCATCAATTCTGGTTGCCCGCTTTGATTCATGATTACTGCATCAACGGCCCCTTCCAACTTGGACCAAGGGTCAAAAAGTGGAACATCTTTGGTAAGTAATTGCCGATTCATTAATAATTGTTTTTGAACCAATTCTTTAATAAATGAATAATGATATTCTTCTTCTCTTTCCGGTCTAATTAACTTCAATAGTCTTCCGGCTGCTTCCCCTGGCTCATATCCAAAATATTCCAAAGAAATGGGAAAATCGCGCTTCACTCTATACATTTTTTCATGGGCTCGGGAAGGAAGTAAGATTAATCCACCTTTAATCTTAGTGAATGGATCACCAAAATGAAAGTCTTCGGGTAACCATGTGGGCATGAGGTTCCTGATCGGATTCACCAAATTTTTAAATCTTTCCCGCGGATATAAACGACGCCAAGCTTCTGTGGCCAAACCTCCGCCAATCTGCATGTCCCAAAATTGATGTCCAAAACTGGTAATTGCAGATGCGTCGTCATACACCGGCGCATATTGGCCAATTCCTTCAACTCCCAACAATGATTGGGTCATAAACCCACGCAATCCAGCACCTTCAGTAAGTCTATAAAATGATTCTCCCAGCATTCCTTTCATACTTACTGATGGAACCGTATGTCTTGGAGCAAAATAGCCTGGACGCGCTTCATGAAGCGGTGGCATCGTATTTCTATTATATCCGGGCAGAATCCGATCTTTCGTTTCTACATCAAATCCCATCTGGGCCGCTTCTAATTCATCTTCGTGCATCATGGTCTGCGGTTTTAAAAGTCTACCAATCGTCATATCCGCGAGCGATCCGACAACCGGAATATCGCTAAACAATGGTGCCGTTGTTGGGTATGGTCGGTCGTAGTAATGGGTATTATGTAATATGGCATTTACAGAAACAAATGAATGAGAATTTTCAATTTTTAAATCATAAATTTTACCGATATAATCAATATGTTCAACATTTTTGATTTTAAAATAAATATAGTTTTCATCCGACCAATGATATTTATCCGGCATTGGATTTTTTGAGATTGGCCAGCCAATAATTTGTCGTAATTTATTGGCATCTTGTCCATGAATTTCCAGCATATATATATTATTTGGTCGACTATTGGAATTTGCGTTGGCGCCATTAAGGTGGGGAACATACCCCAAACCTAATAAGATATATCGTAATTGCATTATGAGTTGTTCAGATATTGTAGCAGCAGAAATTGATATATTATGTCCTTTATATGTTCCGTCTCCACGATAAAATCCCACGATAAATTGTTCCAAACAATCTTTGGGCGCATTGAGCAAATCAGATGGTATGGATTTATTGATTGCGCCACGGCCAAACATTTCAAACCATTTTGCTAATCTAGAATTACTTAGATATACATCTATTCTTTTATGTTCTGGTGTATTCCTATAAGTTATATTAAGTCCAAATAATTTATTGCAAATATTGTCAATATCCTTGACAATATCCATTTCATCTATGCATAGCGAAAATTTTATAGTACGTTTTTGTTGTATACAACCTTCAGCCAAATAATATCCAAATAGACGAAACAATTCTGGAGTAATTTTAACTTTGTTTGGAATATCATATTTTTGCCGGGGACGAATCCATGCCCGACCATTCCAATGTTTATGCAACTTTGGTATGTCTAATTCAAATAAATTTTCCGACAATTTAGGTTTTGGATATGCTAAATAATCGCCACATTTTAATTCGTCTGCGCGCAGCCATTGAACTTCATAATTTTCAAAATATTTATATTTACAATTTTTACATTTTGTCCATGATTGCTTTTTACAATAAGCAATTCTGTTATTTCGTTTCGGACATTGTTTCGTTCTAATAGTAAGATACCGATGTTCATTCGTTGAACATATTGGATATTTGCAGGCTCCATGTGTAACAATTTTGATTATTTGTTCATCAATATTGGCATCCCAAATGTTCAATATTTTATGTGGATAGCCATCATGAGACAAAACATAATCACCAATATCTAATTTTTTTATTGGTTTGGGAATTCCATCATCCATAACAATTTTCGCATCCTGCGTAACGCAACGTTCATAATGATATGGATCAGTTAATACTTGCAATGGGCCGGTATAAAGCAGTGATTCCAATTTGGTTCCCAATGCGGCGTCCGTATATTTATATTGGCTTACAATCTTTGTGTACCACGATGGCTGGAATGACGATATTCTTCCTCCAAAATAAGATAGCTTGGAAGTTTCCCAGAACCTGCCGCTGCGAACCGGGGTTAGCTTTCTTCCTGAATATATATCTCGAAGTTCATCTGCCGTGTTTGTCAAATCGGGAAGCCCAAATCCTGTTGCAGCAGAAGCTCCTAATCCAATCATAAGCCCTGGTCCCCCACCAAATCTTCTCCCCAAAATTGGAAGGACGGCTCCTCTGATTAATTTTGCGGCAGGAGATTCCACGGATCCAGGCATGAGGCCTTCCATATATTGGGCAAAATCTGTTATTCCCAATGTATCAAATACTTCGGCTCTTGCAATATTTGCTTTTCCAATTGCCTGGGCTCCAGCAGATGTCAATCCGTCATCAAAGATGGTATGGTCTAAAAGTGGATTTACGGTTAGGAAAGTATCAATAGCGCGGTAACCATAAATAGCAGCGGGAATAGCCAAAGCGCGTTTCCACAGGAATTTTTTCATAAATTCAGCGTTTGACCTATATTGTAAATCCAGACCAATCCATCCTAATGTCATATTGAATGGCCTAATTGCCCATCGATTGAGAAGCATACTTTGTTTAGTAATATATGGTTCATAATTTATTTGGGTTGCGGAGTCAGAAATTTTAAAAAATTTCTTAAAATCACTTTTGATCATGTCCCCGAATCCTGGGGCTGCACCAAAAAGATCTTTCGGAGCAGATGGAGCTCCACGGCCGTGAACTCTCCATATTTCATTTATGGGACCCATATATCCTCGGACTTCAAGAGGAATAAGAGTATCCCGCATAAATCTATTTATCTTGACAGATTCCCGAAGAGATTTATAATCCAGTTTAAATACTTCTCTAAGCAAATTTTCATTTGGAGCAATGATATCTTTAAGATGTCCAACAGTATCCAAACTATTGATAACTTCTTGATTCAAATAATCAGCCATGGGATGATTAATTTTCATACTAACAAACAGTGATTTCGCCTTAGACTTTTCTGTTTTAGATATGAATGCATCATCAATTGACTTGAAAATCTTATCATACATGCCTTCGGTAATTTTTCCGACCTGACTATAATTTTCTAATGTTTTTTTAAAATATTGTCCCATAAGATAATCTTGCACAGTCAAATTGCTAGCCTGACCAACAACTGTTGCTCTTGATCTCAATAAAAATTCTCGATCAGCCCCTACGAGATTTTGTACATCATGGAGAGCTCTACGCACTTCCTGAACAGTTCTTTGGGAATATGTTTCCGGCAAAGCATAATCAAATAGCGATAAATCATCAATTACCTTATCTATATTTGTATCATTTAAAATCTTTTTAGCTTTCTTTGCATCAACGCCACCTAAGACATCAAGAACTTTTCCTCTAAGACCTTGATTATTATGGAAAATTTCTAAAGCTGTTTGTTCTGATCCATATAAATGCCGACCCACTGCCCTTGAATAATTTATGAATTCTTTTTGCTCCCTGGGACTAAGGATCTTATCTCCTTGGAGCTGCTTGAGCATATTCACAAATTTTCCTTTTTCATTCATCAATACATGCGGACTTTCGGGGTTAAAATCTTGGATCACAAACTCTTTAAGTCGTCGTCCTATGAAATGGGGGGATTGACCTAATTCAAATTTTTGACGTAAATGTCCTAGCCAGCCAGTATGTTTATAATCGGTTTGGCTTTCAACCAAACCTTGGAAATGTCTTCTTTCTCCAGCAGTAATTGTATCAACGCTAACTTTCCAATGTCCGCTAATTCGTTTAATAAGTTTTTCAGGACTAAATCTAAAAACATGATCTCCAATCCTCATAAAATATTCCCCAATTTTAAGTTGCGGAGATCTGGTAACATTTAAATCGGCACCGATGGCTGCTTCGGCCATTAATGCAGATTGTTTTTCATCAAGAATCCTAAATGCGGAACCTTTGCTCGGAATTCCTATCTTGGGAATTCCGGTAATCATCATTCGTTCGAAAGGATGCCAATTAATAAATGGCATCTTCCATTTCCCCATTACATCTATTATCTTACCAGCGGTAAAACTGGCATTGAACATTGAAAAGTTGCCCTTCCTAAGAATGTTCTTACCATAATATAATTCTTTCCCTCCAAGCAGTTTTAAAGCATTATTTGTGGTTTCCGGATCCCAATGAGCCTCCTTTGCATATCTTTTAATGTGCGCCGTAGTTGAAAGCCTACGTGGGCCCCAATCTGCCGGGCGTTGTGGAGTTTTAAGAGCATATTCTATAAATGTTTGGGTTGGACGGCGCTCATATTTGCCAAGGACTTCATGAAATGCTTTTTTGATTTCAGTACTTCCTGCCATTTCGCGAAGCAATTCGGGATCTTTTCTCATACCAAGAACGCCAAGAATTTGATTGAGCTGCTGTTCCATTCGGAAATATGGTTTCCTTTGGACCTTAGCATCTTTCACAATATCAGAATACAGCCTAGCAATATCCATTGAATGCGGAGCTTTGCGTTCTTTAATACTCCGTTTGAGTTCTTGAATCGAAGGCCAAGCTCCATGTCTGCGGGCGGCCCAATGTTTGGAAATGGATGCATGCCATTGAGCACCCTTTACGTGCAATGTTTCAACGGCTTTTGTAAATCCTTCTCTTACGTGTGGAAATTCACGAACTCCTAATTGAGCACTTTTTGCCGCCACAGCTCTACCATATCTGAAAAAACGAAGAGCGCCACAAAATGCCAAATCAATTGGTGCAAATCCTATTCCAAATCTAACCATTCCGGCAACATGTCCAGGTATGTTATACCATGCCGGCTTTGGATGTTCCGGTCTTTCTTTTTCGAACAATCCCAATGCTTGATCTGCAACGTAAAATCCTGGGATCATTTTCGCATACCGCTCGCCCCATTTTCCAGCCGCAGCCATGAAACGAGCAGAAAATGCTCCATCAGGCTTCATAAATGTTTTTAATGCTTTCAGTCTTTGATCAAGCGCTCTTGGATGATAACCATCTTTTAGAGCTGCGTATAATTCTTTTTCTCGCAGACCTAAATCTCTATAATAATATTGCCGTCTAGCTTTGAATTGTTTAGCAAAAGTAGTTGTGAATTTAGCTCGAGCTCTTTGAATTAAAGGTATTTCTTTAACCGTAGCAGCAATTCCAACATCTTTTGGAGTTAATACTCCGAATTGCCTAGCCTCAGCCCGGGCATTCGTTAGTGCGGCGGCTCTTAAATTTCTATAAGATTTTGTCCAAGCCACACCTTCAACCGACCTTACTACTCTTCCCAAGTTGCGAGACAGAGCTTTACTCGCAGCAGAAGAACCACGAATTGCAGCTCCTCTGATAACTACAAAAGCCAAAAGCGAAAATGCTCCAGCTCCTATAGTTTTCAAAGGACTGGGCAGTTGTCGATCCCTATAATCTAGATTTTCTCTTTGTTCGTATGAATAATTTTGATACATGCTACTTTTTAGTTTATTTCCCTATAAATTTTTGAGATACCATTTCACAATATTCAATAAATTGCTTAAAAGTTCTATTTTGTTTTGTGGCATTGCATAAATGGCAAATAATCCAAATTGAACTTTTATCAATAATTTTTCCATTATTCTTCCGATCTAAACTCGGAGAATTTGGTAAAAGTTTGGAATTATTCCAACTTAATTCGCGCCCACAAATTGGACAATGAGTTGCAATTTTGGCTATTTCTTCAAGTTCATTTATGGAAATATCAATTATATAACCATGCAATCTATGTCCCCTAAGAGTATGTTTACTCCATCTACAATACTTGCTTTTTTCATAATAATTTTTGTATGTATCAGATTGTAGATATTCTGCAGAATAGCATTTTTGGCATAGTCCTTTGGAATGATGCCGAATTTTAGTTGTTCCGCATTTTTGACAACGTGGATATTTTCTTGACCAACGACTCCAAGATTTCCAAAATTCTTTCAATTTTTTATGATCATATATTCCACTGGGCATATGATCCCTCCAATAAGAAAAAAGGCGGGAAATTCGTATAATTCTCCCGCCATAATTTTATACCATGGGATGGCAGATTAAAGCGAAGATAATTTTTTCCGTGATCGAGAATTTCCTTTAAAAAGTTCCGCCGGTTTTCTATCCATTATAGTTTCATCGGCGATTCTGTAGCTTCCTCATAGCCGGAAACTTTAAATATTTCCGCATTCAACCTATCAACAACTCCACACGGTACATTATTTAGCTGTGAACTAAAATTTTCTGGCCAAAGCACACAAGTAGCGACCGTTCGTTCCATCGATGCACTTTGCACAAGAGCCATTTTTTGGTCATCATCCAATTTGTTGTTCGTCTCTAATTCCCTAATTGTTTTCATTTCCGCGACTTGCAATTCCCTGAGCTCTCCCACGCTCAGAGGTTTATAAACATAAAATTTGTCGTTAATTTTGAGACAAAAAACATCTTGAAATTTTGCTTTCCAGCCATCCATTTGTTCTTTGGTAAATGGATATAGCCATTCTGTTTGTTCTACATCTTGAATCCCGTCCATTATTTCACCCTCCTTAATTGATTGAGCCATTGTTTATCGGATATCCAACTGCGGATTTCGTCATTTTTAACTGCAATACTATCTTTTATGCATCTCATAAATGAATAAAGCACTTCGTCCACGGCGTGCTTTTCCGGTTCGCACCATTGTGGATGCTTATCAATTCCAACGCATAGGTAGTTTCTTTTTTCTTTTAAATTATAATAGCACATTCCAATTCGTAAATCCATAATTTCGTCTCCTTTATCGCATTGGCATCTGGACGTAGGCATTTGCACCATATAGATCGCAAAGTCCCCAATTTATCACATCATTTGCACTAAACTGAACATTAGGATAAGCTGGCGTTCCATTTGAATCATGAGGACATTCCCATGGAGTCCGAATCTTAGGAATGAGAACTACACCCGCGCCATTGCAAATTACACATTTATTCATGATTTCATTCCCATCTTTATCTTTTAGTATCACATATCCTTTCCCTCCACATCCATGACATTTCTGAAAACTCATCTCATTCCCCCTTTTTCGAATCTTTAAATGGTTTGAATTTTTTTATTTCTTGTCTATGCTTTGCTAATTCAGCTTGCAAATTATTTCTCGATGCATCAATTCCCATCGTCTGTGAAGATAAAGTCCCAGGAGCTTCTGTGGGAGAAAGAATCTTTTTAGCCTGAGCCAACCTTGTCATTAACCTATCGAAATTAAATTCATATATATCTTCGGGCTTATAAGATGGGAATGCAGAACAAATAACCATGACAACGCTCTCTATGCTATCTCCACTATCTAAATCTCTTGATATTGTATCAAGGGATTTTGCAATTATGTTATCATCTGCAAATTTAGAAGCAACTTTATAAATTTCATTTCCCAATGATAAAATTTCCCCAGCCAATAAATTTTCTTTTGGAGGATAAAGCAATAAAGTTTCAACCAAATATGAGCTGGCATTTAGTTTTGAAAATTCAAATTTTTCCAATCTCATCCATTCATCTAAAGTTGGGTCCCTAAAGATATAAGTCTTATCGCGCAAATTCAATAAATAAATATCTTTATACTTTTTTTGAAGCTCTGCGATTCTATCCGGCATTATTCGACCATAAAGTTAATAACAAAATTTTCTTTGAGAGATGAAGATGTATTAGTAACGAAGGAAAAAGTAGTATCTGTTGCCCCCGCTGCAGATTTGATAATTTCATGTATTTTGCTGGCAAAATAATTGAGGAGATTTTTTCTAACAATTGGACCTTTTTCAATAATTCTAGTCTCATTTTCGACACTATCAGTAATCCAATCGCTTGGAATTAATATTTCCGATTTTACATAATAAGTTAATGCATTCTTGTCTTCATTCGTCAAAGTTCGAATTTTATCTTTTATGGATAAAACCATACTTGTTGGTTCTTCAAAAAATTTCCTATTGCAATGGTCAAATGTAGTAAGAGGAATTGTAAAGCTAAGAACAGTTGCATTTCTTCCAATTCTATCAGTAGGAATATTTGGCTTATCGAATCCCTTATAATTGGATGCGGGCTGATCCATATTTCTTGCAAAGAATGAAAAAGTTTCAATAATAAATCCGGCATTCGGATCTATAGATTGGGCGCTGCTCAGAATATGCACGTCATTTAGAACTTTCATTGTGTGTTCAGATTCGGAATTATTTGGATTTCCATAAGTTATCAACAAATTAAATCCTTTTCCTGCAACATCATGACTTATTCCATATGAATCATGTTTCTGTTCTTTATCGGTTTCGTCCGCCCTTTTATATTTGTTTTTATAATAATCCCCGATTCCCCAAATAGAATCTTCTAATGCATCACATAAGTCATCAAAATTATCTGATCCGCCAAATAGATCTTCTATCCTATTTTTTGATACATATATCTTGCCTTTGGTTCCATCAGACACAACATTTCCTTCTTCGTCTACTGTAAGTTCTTGAGTTCGAGCAACTACTGGCGTAAGTCCAATGGATCCTGGTCCCATTTCATATATGACCGAGGCACTAGGAAGTGCTCTCAATTTTTTAATGTTTGCCGCATGAGTTTCAGCGTCATATTCTTGTCCCTTAATATGCCGACTAATGAAATGCATCATCGCAACATCTTTAAATGCAAGAGTGAATTCTCCATTAATAAGAAAAGTTCCTTCTGCAACTGCATCATAAATTTGCGACGCAAATCCATATACTGGCATTTTATTTTGTGTAGCATTCCAACCAATAGCTACCAAATCAAGAAGAACATCATTGATATATACTTGAACTTGCTGTCCAGAATAGAATTCGGTGTAATATTCACGCATTTTTCGAAGTTGACGAAGTTGAATTTGGCTAAGTTCGAACTTGCGTTCGCTGGTTATATCAACGGATGATTTGGTCTCTCCAGATTTATAGATATTAGTCATGATTTATACCTCTAATGAATATTATTTATCAAAATTACCAAATTCCCCACAAAAAGAATAAAAAATGGCGGATACCAAAATTTGTATCCACCTAATAAATCGTTGAATATGAATAAGTTATAAATTTACAAAGACCGGCTCGTTCCCAATAGTCCCAAATCTTCCCTCCTTTTTTCAATTCCAAGTTTAATTTCCATAGACTTCTTTTCTCTTTTTAAATCTTCAATTTGAGCTTCCAACTTCGCAATTTCTAATTTATTTGCGTCGATTTTATTTTGATTTCCTTCTGTAAGTTCAAGTTTGGCATTTTCAGAACTAAACACTATCGTTTGTGCATATAAATCATCAATTTGGCCTTGTAATTCTTCAATATATTTTGTATAATCTCCTTCGATGTTCCTGACTTTCATTGGATTCAGAGATTCAAATCGAGCAGACGGATTGAATTTTCTGGCCGGAGTCCAAACTCCTCCAGACTTTTTATACATCAGATCGATGCCGCGAGCTTTATATGATTTGACATTCTCTATAATCATATCGTTGATTGACATAACTTGCCCATCATCAACGATTTCTAATCCATAAATAACCATGGAAGATAAATATCCATCTTCATTCATAAATGAAATTGTTACATCAAATGGGGGAATCTGATCCAATAAGATCGTACTGAAATCATTATCGACGGTATCGTCTGGATATGTATTAATAAGTTCCTCTAATACTTCCCGCTCAAAAACTGTGAAAATCAATGATCCAGCTATGGTTCTTGGTCCCCGGGTAAAACATGGCGGATCTATTCTTCCTAAAAGCATAACAGCGCTTTTTTCCCGGTGAATTGAATACGAAATTGTTTGCAATTCGCCCAATACTTTGAGTTGATCATGAATATATGCAACCGCTGTAATATCCGCTCCGGTAAATGTAGTTATAGATTGGGGCGATCCATATGATGCAGGATTTAAGTTCCCTACTTTTCCATATTGTCTTCGTTGTGTTTTCATAAATTATTATATTTTTTAAACCATTTTTTTCATAATTTTATTTCAGTTGCAGAGGGGCTGTGGGAAATTAGCCCCCCCTGCAACTTTGGCTGGAGGGCTATGAAATGTTTCTTCTTTTTATCACAATACCTCCAAATAGTTACGCTCCAGGACCTTTAAATGCCTCAGTTCCCAAATTTTCCCAAGGGCTGTAATTAGGCCTTTCCAGGTCTTGAGTTGACGGGCTAACGGTTTCCGCCGGTATCATACCCTGAACGTGTCTGCACACAAAGGTCATATTGGTTTCATTCGTTAAATCGTCAATAGAAATTCCATGACCTTCATTCAGAATTTGCACCGCCAGCAATCTCTCAGTTGCCATTTGTCCCACTTCATTCACATATGTGATAGTGATATCAAATGGCGGAATTTGATCAACATATATTGGATTTGCAAGCCTGACTCCCAATCTTCCTTCATCAGCAACTCCGCTAATCTCATCTACTGGTTTCCAACCTATACTCTGAAAATCGTCATTTTTGGCTACGTAAATTGCTTTATCCATGATGCGCCGCAATGCATGTCTATCAAAATTATGCATCACCATAGTTCCAGCTATTCCCCTTTTGCCTTTGCTAAAGCTTCTGGGATCTGGATTGCCACAGGTATAGATAGGAGCAATTTCCCTAGTAATAGTATAGGAAATGCCGATGAGTTCGGCAATTACGATATTATGGAAGACTGCTTTAAGATCCGCGCCCGTGAAAGTCGTGTATGTGCGTGTTACTGAACTAGTTTCTAATCCAACTGGCATAATTTATTAACCTCCTTATTATAATTCAGTTTGCAACTTTACAGTTACGCGAATCTCTCTGAGCTCGAACACAGGAACGAGCACGAGATCAATGTTTAAAATTCCTAATACTTGATCAGCAGCGGTAGATCTTATAGTAAAATCATATTCTCTAAGAGCTGGGGGATTCATTTCAACCATTTTTTGAAGTGCTGAATTAATGGCAGTTTCCATAGCAGCTCGAATTTGTGGACTATTACCTTCGCCCAAAAATGGTTCGCAAACCGCACGGATCAATGCCATCGATTCAAACACGGTGTTTCTGGTCATTTCACGTTGGTAATCACTTCCTGATGGTGCCGCAGTAATTCCGGAAACGATTGCAATATCGCCATCCTGTTTTTGTCTAAATGTTACCAATCTGGCTTTTGTCAATCGATCCAATTGGCCATTTTCTCCGCCGGACATCAAATATCTTACATTTGTTACCCCAAATACTGTCTTATTGCTCGGAGCCGTGTTTACTGGCAATGCAGAAAGCAAACCTCCATACAAGCCGTCAGCAGTATTTGCATAAGGAATATATGCCGCTTCATTGGAGAAAATTAATTCTCCAGCAACAATGGTCATATATTTACTTCCAAAGCTCGATAAGATATTAGCTGCCCGATTCGGATCACTAGCATCTGTTACTGTGAGTTTTTCAACCCAAGCTTTGATATCTGCAGGAGTATTTCCATCAGCGGGTTTAACCGACATAATTCCAATGGTTTCGCTTGTCGATCCTGTTAATTCCTCAAGATGATTATGAAGTAATGTATGAAATCCAGCACTAGTTTCCAATGGTGTGCCGGTTTCCGGATCGTATACTGTTTTGATATCATCGAAATACATTCCAGCCAAAACTATATACGACACTGGATAATCTTGAATAACTTCAAGAGCTTCATTCAAAACTTCATATTTCTCAAAATTGTTCATATCGATTCCATTCGTGCCACCGGTGAGTGTTTCAACTGCGCCGACATCTATCCATTCCGGAAGATAAATATAATCAAATCCAAGCAATATTCCGGAAGTGTCCATAGCTCCACTCAGATCTGGCTGAGTTTCGAAACTTGTGAATTGAATGACGTCATTCTTTCTTCCAGTCGAACTTGTAATAACAAAATCGGCTCCCTCTTCTAATTTATTTTTGTATCTATATCTAAAAGACGCATTTCCAGGAAGAGATTTACCGAATGTTAGTGTCTTTCCGCTCACAAACCATGTGTGCCAATCATTGCTGTTCAAACAAGCGGTCAAAGTACCAGCTTCTGACGACAAATCTTCGATACAAGAATCATAATCGCAACTTAATATAGTTCCAACTGCGGGCAAAACGTCTCCGGAACAAAAAGTCACAGTGACTATTTCATTCGCATAATCATAATCGCATTTGTAATATCCAGATGGAATTTCATATTTCAAACTACTTTTTGTTCCATACAAATGAAATGAACTTTGAAGATCATCCAATTGAACATTAGAGCGATCAGCACCAACTTGTGCATGATTCATTCTATACATGCTGTCGGTCGCATCACAATAAAGGTCAGTTACACGACCATCGTCTGGACAAATTTCAGATGCAAATTCAAAAGCCAAAGTTCCCGTATCAGTTATAGTTGCTATAACAATTCCTCGATAATGCAACACAATTTGCGGAGTTGCATATTCATTATCGGTAAGACTCCGATATTTAATCAGAGTAGTTGTTGGAATTGTAGCAACACCTTTTACAGGAATGTGATCAAGAATGCAGTTAGTAAATCCTTTAAGCGTTTTATTTGATTCTTTGTATTCGCGAATCTCATAAAGCTCATTAAATTGCACAATCAAATCACCAGCCGTAGGCACGTTGCATGTTCCACCAGTGGTGGTAACATTCGCTATACAACAGTTCGCATTGTCATTATAAAACACTGGAGTTATTTCGCTAAGTTGAATCTTTAAATATCCATTACTGTCATACGAAATGCCCCTATCACATCTGGTGTTTGCTGGGTCAGTTGGATCAGAAACGGTGAGCTCAAAAATTGCTCTCAGATCTTTAACTGTTGCTGTAATTATGCTATTCAAATTCGAATCAGCATTAATAGCACTAGCTAAATCTTCAACGGTGTGGCAATCAACAATTGCGTCGAAATCCACATAATTGTAAGAAAACCAAGATTCCTTCGCGGTTTTCGGATTATAAATCACGACATATTGAGATGCCGGATGTAAATCGCCATCACCTGTTTCAGCTCTGACCGAAACCTGATTATAAATCTGGCCCGGATATTTTGCAGTTAAACATAGCACGTCTACCATTTGAATTGCTGGAACTGATGTGCAATAATAAGATTCCTCGTCAACACTTTTCGCTGGAGGAGATGTCCCATATTCACCAGAAATAGTAACTTCCTTAAAGCATAATTCTGCTTGATTTCCATTACTAATTCTCATGAGACGGATATCTTTTGCGCGCCTGTTCGCACGATTAGCTTCCATGGCTGTGTGTAAAAGAGAACCTTTGCTAACGTCACCAAACACATCAACTGCGACACCTAGTCCACCTATTTCAGCTATTCTAACTGGAACATTAACTGGGCCATCGCTAGATGTGCCGATAATCAACAAACTCTTTCCAATATCAGCCTGAGCAGTAACTCGAAGATTGAAATCGATTAGATTCGAACCTATTCGATTCAGCGAGCTATCGTTAAAAGGCATTAATCAAACCTCCTTATTACGAATTGGTAGTTAATTTTAATCTTACTTCTTCAATTTTATGTTGTTCTAATTTATATATAGTTTCAGTTTTTACGTAGTAGCGCATTGGGATTACTGGAATTTTAAAATCTCTTAATATTTCATCTTCCGGCCTTTCACTGAAAAACACTTCTTTGACTCCAAATTCTTTGAATAGTGGAGCATAAATAACCATGCTATGTTCAATGTAATCAGCCAGAATTTCCGCTTGATAGTGGGTTTTTTCCCAGCAATCAAATTGCACAATATTATCAAAATCTTGAATTACAGATGACATATAAGAATATCTTTCATTTTTTGCAATCTCTTCCATTACCCGCGGTCTCATTTGTCGTTGTGAATTGAATGGCTTCCCCCGGATCGCTGCAGGAGCCCTTCGAACAACTTTCCAAGTGATCATTGCAGGTATTTTTGGAACCGGATTATCCAAACTAGGATTAAAGTTTTTATTCTGTATAATCGTGTCCGGATATGCTGGGCACGTTACAATAGTTGGAGAATCTAGTTTCATAATAGAATAGAAAATCGCAAAAAAATCATGAATTCCCCCACTTTGACCAAGTCGCAAACGTCCCGGATCAATAATATTTGCAGCTTGTGTTGTGGTGAGAGCTTCGTCTGATAATATCGGTTTAACTAAAAAATTATATAAATATTCTCTATAACTCATAGGATAAAGTCCTTTTTTATTTATGTTTTTCAGATTCTACGAAACATATAAAGTATTCTATGCGGCCATATTCCTGGTCACGCATAGGTACTATAGTTATGATATTCCATTTAGCTACAAATGGTAAATCAATAATAGTTGGTTTTTTATTTCCTTGATATTCAATTTCATAAATTACATCATCCAAATGCGGTATAATATCAGAAGTCAAATAAAATCTATATCCAGTGTTATCCATTAATCCCATTGGAATGAATGCTTCTTGACTTCCTGGGAAAAAAACTTGCCTACCCGAAGATTTCCTAGCAAGAATTAACTGATCACTATATTCCCATGCGGGACCCCCAACCGCTTCCTGAGTTAATTCATTCCAATGTTCAGTTTTCTTGGTTTTATCAAATTGCCTTAAAATCACCCAATGCGCAGTTTTATCAATTTCAAAAAGTTTCTTCAATTCAGCACGTAAATTGATTAATCCCGCTTTAAATTGTTTAAATGGATGGTATCGTGAACTATATCTTGTAAACATATTATTTCTTTCTTAGAATCGCAGGCGCTTAGGACCTGCACCATCTGTGTAGTATTTTTCTGAACTAATATCTTTCATATCTCTTGTACTTGGCTGTCTAAATGGAACTCTATTGAGATGTGCAGTTGATTCAAGAGCCTGTTTTGCCCTAGCGCTCCATTTTGGAGAAGCATGCAAACTACCCTGATTCAAGATAAAAGCCATAGTTGAAGAAATACAAGCATCTAATTCTTGCAATTTGGGTCTGACAAGACCCGGCACATCTCGAATTCCTTCAATTTCAAAATCGCCCAGCCGTTTTGATATTGCAGTTCCAACATATTGCTGAATATTTCCGGATAATATCTCATATGCAACTTTACAAGTAATATACCGAGTAATAAACCAGGGAATGTCACAATCATCAATATCCTCATACCACAAATTTTGCATTATGATTGAATGCTCAAGGATGAGTCTATTAATTGGATCTTCCTTCATAGAATCCAACAAGGCGCCACCAGTCATTTTTACAAGTATGGCGCTGGAATACATTGGATAGAATGTGGTGGTAAAAATGCTTTCATAATCAGATTGCAAAGCATTTGTACTTGCGCCTTCTAAACCCGCTTCAACAATAATGTGTATTTCTTTATTATATGACCACGGGCAAGCAGGTGTAAATGTGACAATGCTTCCAACGAGGGAAAATGTTCCGGAAACATCATTCTCATAAATTCCCGTCAAAACACCATACTGTTTGATTGATATATAATCTTGGTAATTCATAGATATTATATTGCTATTCCAAAAATAAGTTTCATAATTATTGGCAATACATAAGGATTTCCAATTGACGCAAGAAATCCAATTATGGCAATGGCAATTATAATTTTAGTTTGCCATTTAAGAATTTTATTGTGATGCTTCTGATGATTAAACATATATGTATTCAATTGTTCTGATAAGTCATCATTGGATTTTTTAATCTCTGCAATGTCCCCTCGCATGTTAAGTCTGGCATCTGTATAAAATTCTTTAAGTTGATCGATCTTTTCGGTCGTATAATCCTTAAGATCATTAAGCTTCGATAAAATTACATCTAATTCGTTATTATTCATGATTACAAATTATCACTGAATATAATTGTTATTGAAACATATGGTGAAACTTGGCTATCGTATTCTTCTGGACTTACAGATTGTATTTGTAAATATCCACTTCGTTCAGTTTCTGGCTCTACTGGAGGTTCCCAATAGGCCGTCCTTGTGGTAGCAGTTCCAACAAGACTGAGCGTTGGTGCACCAGCCGTAGGAGTCGGCGTCACAGTTAATCCAAATACAAATGGCCCTTCATAATTAGGATCATAATCCGTTTGAGTATGACTACTTTGATAACTTCCAGATGTTGCCGTGAACGGAATTGATTGCATCATTCCCCAATTGGCAAACGAATCTTGACCATGAACGTAAACTAAATGGTCGCCAATGCCCAATGGGGAAATATCAATATTTGCATAAAAATTTTCCCAATCCGAATCAAATAAACCATCAGTCGGATTACAAGATAATCCTGTGCCATATACGCCAGTTGTATCAATCCAACATTCGACATTTGCAACATATAAACCCGAAGTTTCCGGCAATTCGGGAGCAGTAGTAAATGAAAATAAATAGTTGGAAGCTAATCCAACTCCCGCTATCGATCTAACGCCGGAACCTAATCCTCCAAAGTCCCCAATTATCATCACACCATATTCCGTACTCGGAAGTAAATATGTTGATGGTGTCAAATATGCAATTTTTGTGGAACCTGAATAATTGACTACGCTGGGAACAACCAGATTATCCCCATAATATAATAAGATCGTCAATTCATTTATGGTTGACGGATCCATTGGTTCGTCGAATTTTATTTCGACAATTTGAGTTAATGGGACATCTATTTCACCAGCACTTGGGGCCGTGGATAATACTTCGGTCATATTTTTTATTTCTCTACGATATTATTAACTTGGAATTTTGCTTCTTTCCTGCTTGTTATATTTCCACCAGCCAAAGTTTGTTTCCTGTGTCTTATTAATTTAGTGATGGAAACTCTATTTTTATTGGCTTCTTCTTCTTGCATCAAGAAATCCAAAAGTTTCTGATCATTAATTTTATATATTCTATTCCTTACTGCATCTACGCTCATTGTTAACGTTTCTCTCAGTTGCTTCCTTTTTTCATCATCTTCAATAACAACTTTTGGTGCATTTTCTCTTAAGAATAGAATACCAAACTGTAGTCCTCGTTCAATATTTTCTAATTTTTCCTCTTCCATATCTTCAGGAATTGTTTTATATGTCCCTTTGTCAAAAATATCCAATTGAATTCCTGATAAGGGATCATAGAATGTTCCTTCTCGCCGGGTATTAAGCTGAATAGTTTTTCCTTGAAGTTTCATATCTTCCGCCATAATTATTTTCCTCCAGTCATTTTATTGATAAGAGGGAGCGAGTATTGATTAACCCGCTCCCAATTACCATTATGGTTATGACACGATTGCAGTTCTGTCGTTGATTTCACCCAAAGTCACATTATGTGTATTTTGGAAGTTATAATGTCTAGTAACAACAACATTCTTAGCAATCACGACGCCTTTACCTTGCTCATAGAGTGCCAATCCCCAACGTTCTCTTAGCTTCATGCTCCGGGTATCTCTCAATGGGTCGTTGAATTCTTCAGTGGTCAATGGAGTTTTTTCGATGAAAGCGCCAACTGCGCTGGAATCCAACATGATCAGCGAACATGTAGGAACAGTATTCTCATTACCAGTTGCGCTGATCGATGCAGTAAACGGAACAAATGGAGATACAAGAACGGTCAAAGGACCGGGCAGATAGCGGGGTTGGACATTGAATGTGGCCCCAAGGGCACTTAAATTTGCAGTATATGGATAAGATCCAATCTTTCCTAGCGCTGCAAGGCCTGGGGGAACATTAGCAGCAGCGGGCGCACCCGCATATGCAATGCCTGCTCCGGTGGTAGAACCTAAACCAAGACCTTCGGCTGTGGTTCTCCATCCAAGCTTATTCAACTCTGTTCCCCAACCCGGATCTGGTCCACCTTCTGGCATCCTTCTAGAAGTAAGCCGTCCATTTTCCAGGACCACTTCTTTCATTTCAGGATCGGTTGCGAAAACCGCCCAAGCCAACGGATGAATCAGAAGAGTATCAGGTACAAAGCCTCTCATAGCAAGAAATGCATACATATCGAATACATCGTTCGCTGTAACACTACCATTTGCGACACCCGCAATATTTCTACCGTGGGTCACGCCTGAAATAGCAGTACCAGGTGTGCGATTATCGAAATATACAACTCCCTGTTCATTCAAAAGCAGAGACGCCCTTTGTTCTCTATTCCGAGCAAAAGCACGACCAGCTGCCCTCAACCAAAGTCCTATGACATCCCATTGGGAATCTTCGAACATTTCCTCAGTAAACTGGAGTAAAGTTCCATATTTTCTGACAGAAAGTCCTACCATATTCCCGGAGTCATATACGATATCAGATGGCTGGTATTCTCCACCTTCGGGCACTTCGTGAACAGATATTGCGCCAATAGCTCCGATTTGAATAGTCTGACCTCTCTCAAGTCGAACCCTATCAAATATAGTCGAAATAACAAGCGCGGGTTCCCGAGCTTCGTGAAGAATTCTGATAACAACTTGAGGTACGAACCTTTGGACATCCGGTAATGTCAAAAGGTCTTTGATCGTAACCTTCTGAGAGAAGCCAGCATCAACTATATATCCATCATTTGTAAAGATGCGATATATATTCTCCGTAATCTCTTGATCCTTGGCAAGCAGTTTCCGTTCATCGTCAGTAAGGATCAATTTATCTAATGTCTTTATGGACATTATTGCTAGCCTCCTTAAGCTACTTGAAGGTTAATGTAGGCCATGCCTACAGTACCGCATTTTATGAAATTTACGACATCTTCAATAGTCGGAGATTCACTCAAACTATTAGCAGAGATGCACGCAGTCAGTATAGTATATGCAAATTGATATAGATGATAATCTATTCCACCGGTTTCAGTTCCCGTCAAGCCAGAACCTGGATATGTATCTACAGTATCCAACCTGGATTTAGGAAATTTACAATCGGTAGTGATAAGCTTTCCAACAAAGTGATAAGGCGGACAGAAATAAAAATCTAAGGCTGGCCTTGGACCTCTTTCTGTACGTGAAACGTCATCTGTACCATAACAGTCCAATAGGACAAACTTTCCAAATCTATCAGAGGTCAATGCGCTTCCCGGACGCAGCATCTTATAAAGCAATGCCGTTTCCGCTGCATCATCAGTCTGCAAGTAGTCACTCAAAAGGGGAGAATACAGGAATGCAAATTCCCGTCTGAGACTTTCATAGATATTATGCAAAGTTGGATTTGCTGCATCAGTTTGCCATGGCCATGATCCATCGAAATTCTGGTCATTCACATAGCAATTTCTGGTCCAAGATGGCTTCGCGCCTTCACCATGAATCAATTGATAGTTATCCACATAGGGAATTGAGATAACATGATCGAATACAACGCCCCAATTTGATTTCGGATTCAAATCATAATTCAACCATTTTCCATCAATATCTGCGTACACATCCTGATATGTAACACCGATTGGGAAATTGGCTTCCAAAGGAAGTGTATATTCAGCGGCGACATTAACCGTGGTGATCACAGTACCAGAAACATTAATACTTGTGGCCAAAACGTCATCAGCAGTATACGCTGTTTGGGAATTGAATCCTCCATTACAAGGAACGAGTAAACCAGCCATGCTGTCCTCATAGCCCCAGTAAGAACTATCTACGCCTGCTTGCCTCATGACATTGTTTGCACCAAGGCCTGTATAAATATGGCCTTCATCGGCACAGCCAGATGGTGTCATGAGATCAAATTTCCCTGACAAACCCGCCTCATCCGTAAAATTATACTTCGGATCCGAACTCATGTTGGACAAACAAGAAACAATAGTTCCTTTGAGTATTGCAACATAATCTTCGGTCGTGACGTCTTTAAACATCACAGGCAGATATTTGTAAGGAGGGAATGGGCGATCAGCAAAAATTCCAGGCGAAGTCAAAATATTCGGACGTATCTGACTTTCCGCATATTTATCTGGCCTTCGCCGTGCAGGAATATTTCTTGATCTATTTCCTGGGAAATCGAGTAAGGACATTACTAGCTTTCCTCCTTTTAATAATTAAATTTTATTCTTTTAGTTTTTTTCCATACAAATAAAAATGTAGGAAATCTTGATTAGAATCAAATTGTTTTGGTTTTTCTACTTTTTTGATAGGTTTGCCATTGTTGTCCACAATATGAGCGCCGGGATCTACAACTGGCTCTAATTTTTCGGAAAACATCTTATTTTGTAGATCAATCAATGTATCCTGCAAAGATTCATTAGTTCTCTCTGACAAGGCATCGCGCCACGTTTTATATTGTTCTTTCTTGTCTTCCTCGGTAAACTGATACTCGCCAAAGAGAATTCGGATATCTATAATCCTCCCAGCTAAGGAATCTTTGACTTTGGACTCATATTCCTTTTTCTTATCCTCGAACTCGCCTACCTGTTTTTCGAATTCTTCAATCTTAGCTTGTTTTGTTTCTACTTCTTTGGTAGACTCTTTTTGTTTTGCGGAAACATCCTCGAACTTTTCATTCAGATCAACCAGTTCGTCTTTCGCAACGAAATTTTCTTCTACAAAGGGTCTTATTTCTTCATTGACCTGATCCAAAAGTTCATCTTTCTTTGCCCATTTTCCGCAGCCCAGGAGTTTACCACGTCGTTCAATACAAGCTAGGATTTTCTTCTTATCGCCGGGCCCTTTATATCTTCCGAGATATGTTTTGGCCACACGATAGTGAATGCAATCATTAACTGGAAAAGATCTATCTGGTCCGCAAAATACATTGGCGGGCAACTTCTTCCTTGTGGCGGTCGTGAGTTTCTTATCTTCCTCATCTAGACCATCCATCAGGAATTCGTCAACCTGCTTCCACACTTCCTGGCACAGCTTCAGATCTTCGTCAGTCCAATCATCGAAACGCGGAGTCTCCTTAGCCACTGATTTGGCCTCCTTTGAATCTTTAACCGTTATGAATTCCAAACCGCAATTCATATCCATTGCTAATGGCTGAAATGTCATAACTTCGTGTTTTTCCATATTAGTATTTTTTACAGGTTCCAGGATAGCAAACTCGTCAGAAGGGACATTGACAATACTGAGTTCTTGATAGTTCAAAGGTCCGAAAACCCAATATGCTAATTCGCCGTCATAGACTTTTCCTCTTTTATGGTCGCACGGGCCTTCTTCAGCAATATCTTGGTCACAAATTGAACATCTTACATCGTCACAATCCGCCCCTTGAGAAACAGTAAGATATATACCATCCAATATCTTTTTGATGCTTTCCTGATCTGTAATTTCGAGTTCCATATCTATATGGGCGGCAGGAATATTATCCGTTCGTCCAAATTTATTTACATAATCCATGGGATCATCTTCTACTAGTGTGGCGGCAACAACTCGACCTATTGGATCTTCATTATCACCATGACCAATTAATACTGGTTTTTTATATGGGGACACCCAAGATTTATAAGCCTCCTTCATGCCGTCAACTTTATAAAAATATCCATTTTTATTAACGAATCCACCATGAGTGCCAGGTACCCTAACTCGGAGTCGATCCGGGTAGACCCCGTCGGCTACCTTAACACTGGATTTCGCACGAACAATGTGATCCTTACCAAACCTGTAAGATTCTCTGATAAACAATTCGCTATCTCACCTCCTTAATAGAATAGGTTAATTGTTTTTGAGTTTCGTTTTTCAATCATTTTTTGGCTTCCCCTTGACGGGTTTTGTTCCATGTTGGTTAGAGGGGGATTCGAGATTATTGGTCTCTTTCGAGCCAAGTCCATAAATTTCGGCAAGACTAGGGTAAGATGCCAATGTTTCATCTCCGGAGCCAACCAATGCCAATGGAATTCTTACGAGCCATGTATACATATATTTCCGATTCTCATCATCGATGGGATCCATCCCTAATCCAATTCGCATTTCGGCTTCGCTAATCGAATTATGTTCGTATTTATATGCTTCATGAACCTCTCTCTTTATTTGTTCGTCGAGGTCCACTTCCGGTATATAAAGTTCAACTCTATCACGATCCTTAAGAGTTAAGTAATTATATCCGGCTTCTTCCAAGATTTCACGGATTATATGAAATTCCACCGCATGTTTAATAGCTCTTTGAAACATCGCGGTGGTCGTTTGAAATTCTTTAATTACAGTGGTTGCAGTGCCTCTATTTGCGGTATCAGGACGACCAAAAGAAACACTTGACATTCCAAATCCACCCAAAACTCTATTCATCCAATAATCAAGTATGGGCTCTAAATCCATGGATTCCCGCCGCGCACCTAACACATCAATCTTTACTCTATTGGTAGTTGTAAGAGAGCCATAAGTGGGCATCTGCTCAACTTGGGCGTTCAGTTCGTCAATTTCATCAGTATGTCCTTCTTCCGCTTCGGTGCCAATTATAAAATGATAAAGAGGTATGGCGTGCTGGAACACCAGGACTTGAAGATTTTCTTCAACTTGTCTCAGTGATAGGATATCATCCATCACAGGGACAACCATCGGAGTTCCGAATGCATAGCCTTCGTGTTTATGAACTAATATATGTATAACATCTTCTGGTATCCAGTCTTTGTCAGGATCTGAACCCAGTCTATATTTCTTAATATTTCCTGCTTCGTCCCGATGAATCTGCATATATTCCATAGGCTGAACAAAATATGCGGCCACCGGTTGGCGCAATTTTCCATCAAATGTTCTGTAAGCGTGAGCTGAGGTAGAATTCTTGTTTCTAACCTTGATGACCATGCAATTCGAAAATGTTATTAATTGCCGGCTTATTCTTTCAAATAATTCCTGAATGGAAATGCCGGTGACAACTTCCATTTCCCGAAATCTCTTTTTTACCAATTTGAGAGTTCTTGAATTTTTCCCTGTGAATTTCCAGCCATTTTTCCAGATTTGCTCTTGATATTTATCAACAGCTCTCCGGAACAAGCTTTCCTCATTAAGAGCATCCCTAATGATAAAAAAATTATATTCTGGAGATTCAAATTTAGTTCGCTGGAATCTGTTTGCGAGAGCATACAGAAATTTCCCGACTGCAGATTGTCTCGTTCTTACTTTGTCACGGATTTTTTGTTTTGGATTGAAAACAAAGAATTTTTTAATACGTGGCTCCTATTCCAAATTTGGTACCAAATATTTGAATAGACCAATTTTTCGTCAATTCATTAGTATTATTTAACAGATCATTCACTTTCGCAACAAAAATCGTGTTGTTTCTTTAAAATTTAAATAATAATTTTGATTATTGTCCTGATTAAATTTATTCATTTTATAATTTTATTCAATTGGGCTTTCAGAGCTTGGACATCACCTTCTGTCCATCCCTCCATGCATTTCGCAATTTGAACTGGATCTTCATATATTGCCATGACTTCATCAACCACAGCTTGATCAATATTTAAAACGTGCTTTAGAAAATAATTTGCTTCGCGTTTGGATACGAATGGCTGTATCGCAGCTTTCTCGGCTGTAAAATTTCCATCTGCATCTTTGTCATATATTGTTATATCGGCTTCGGTTTTTGGAGGATCATATCTTTCTTTATCAATTGTTGATCTTATATCCGATTTCGAAATATTCTCTGAACATATATAACCCCAATCCCATGCATTAATAAATCGATCTACAAATTCGTACAATACTTGGAGCCGCTGTTTTCGTTCTATATCATTTACATAAATTCCAAAATTTAGATTTGAAATTGTAAGATATTCCGTATATTGTCTCAAAAGATTTTCCAAATCATTAATCATTTCATCAAAGAAAAAACCGAATTCCGTTATCAATTGATCAAATGGCAAACATTTCATGAATTTTGATTTTTCGGCCAAAAAAGATTTCATAAACTTTACTTCATTTTTCTTGACCCAACCTTTGAGAAAATTCCCTAATGAATTAATTATAGAACCAATCGCGCTTGTAACTAATAGATTCAGAATATTTGTTAACTTCTTTTCATTTAAGTCCATTTCTAATTCACAGAAAACCATTCCGGCAACTAAAACATATTTAATAGTCTTTAACCATTCCGGCACGGCTCGATTAATTCCGCCAAATGCATTAATTAGGCAACAATACGTTCTCGGATCCAAATACCATCCATGCAATATCTTGATAATTCTACCCAATATTCTATCTAATTCCTCTAAATATTCACCATGCAAAAGCAATTCCAGATCCTTAGTATCTGCGGAAATTTTGGCTGTAGCTTTTTGTAATTCCGGCGAATAAAATAAAGATTGAGATCCAATAGTAGTTATTCGATCATCATCTGTTATTCCAGAAGCTATATGAACAGAATTGGTAAAAACCATTTTGGTGGGTTCAAGAAGATAACTAATTAAAAAAACTTGTTTATTTTTCCCCCATTCGGCTTCAATATATTGCTCATCTCCCGAAGCCGCGCCCCGCACATATTCTAATATATACTTGGCATTGGAAATAAGTAATCCCGCGTCTTGCAAACTTGTGCTTGTAACGTAAGATTTTGGAATATATAATTGTCCATTTCGCCCAGTATATGCACTTCTTTTTTTGTCACATTTAAACAATCGCTTTCCCGCAACTTTAATTTTACATATTTGCTCGACAATTGGAAGTCCCCAAAACCATTTTTCTAGATGTTCCAATAAAACTTTAAATGCCAATAATATCACGTTAGTTTTTTTAATTTTATCGCTTTGTTGTGTAATTGACATCACGGTAGAACCGCCCTCGCGCATTGCTTTCGAATACTGCTTTCCGGTCCTTCTTAATTCAATAAAATAATTGTCTTTGGCTCTATTATACATATCCCAGTCAATAAAGTTGTTTTTTTGTCCATCGCTGAAAAATGAAACCGCATCAGATACTAATGGATATTTATCAGAATCAAATAATATGTAAAATTGTGCACCTTCAGAAGATACGCTATCATTAATTAGCTTATCTATATCACTAAATTTGTCATCAATAGATTTGATTAGCCATTTAGCGGTGTTTATTTTGGCTGTGCGTTTTTCGGCTTCTCGCTTTTTATTTATTTCTGACGGCGATTCGTCCATACCCAAATGGACAGTTTTCACAGAAGGACTTATTAATCTGGTAATTTCTTTTTTGTTTCCTTCTGTAACTCGCTTTTTCCGTTCAGATTCTTCTCCAAGAGTATTTTTCTTTCTATACTCCGGATCTTTTCTGAAAGACTTAATCGCATTAATTATGGCATTAAACGAGAATGTGGCCATTTTTTCCTTTGAATTCCCGTGAATCTTCGTCTAAATGGTTTTGCAAATTGTTTCACTTTTGTTTTTGATCGTGGCTTTGATGTGAGATCCGGTATGGTGCCTTCTTTATATTCATATGGAAGCCCCATTTCATCAGCAAACGGTTTCAATAACCCACTATGAGTGGCGGGGCACATAATTTTATTTTCCTTTTGTTTTGGCTGTACCATAACAGGAAGTCGCGACTTTCGAATCTTAATTGGTTCATTTTTTCTACCAATAGAAGAAAGTTCGCCAAAGTTAGATTCAAATCCCAGAATTGCTAACATAAGAGCATCCAAATAATGATCATTTTCAGAAGAATATGTTGGAGTTGGACCTTCTTTTGTAACACGATAATCTCTCATTTGGCCGATCAATAGCCCTTTATTGTCTTCCGAATAAGGAAGAGCAAGTTGATATCCTTCGAGGGTTCGTACGGACAAGTTAACCATAAAATTTTTAAGGCGTTTTTTCACCGGTTTATTTGACCATGGATCTTTGACATCTATAGTGCTGCTAAAATTGCATCCAACAATCTTTTTTGCAAGTGCTTTGTCTTTCCATTCGACAGCTTTTTTCAGCAATAATTCAATTTGGACGTCTCCATATCCTTGATCAACATAGATAAATGCCGGATCATATTCTTTATATAACCGAAGAATTTTATCAACGGCGGCGGTCTGCGTGTACTGCTGGCCTTCAATTGAATATATTCTAAATACGCGATATTTATTCACAAAATAATCCCAAGATAGCCTGTCGTATTTTTTAACTTTTTCCTGCCGATTTAATTCATCCCTTGTTCCATTAATAGTTTTCAAAAATAATTTATCTGATTGAGTTGGAACTTTGTTCTTGATATATTCCAAAATAACTATTTTTGTTCCTATTTGGGATGCATTCCAATCTACTCCTAAGACATATGCGTTTTGTTGATTATACGCCAACATGTTATGATCATATTCAAACAATGAAAGGTCTATAAATCGATGTGGAAATACTCCGACCATTTCTTCGCCAAATTCTCCAAGGATCTCTCTATACCAAGCATTTGTGGAATAGTTTTCCTTGTAAAATTTATCATCTTCTTCAGTCCAATTTGGTATGTATTTTTTTCCAAAATGTCTGGTGGCAAATCCATGCTTTTCCGGAAATGTACACCATTGATAAAAATATGAACGAGCTCCGGATGGATTGGATGTAACAAACAGATGAGAATCTTTTCTAGATTTCATAATGATCAATGTTGCTGCAATGGCATCTTCCGGAAGAAAATCAAATTCATCAAGAAAAAGATATTTTGCTCCTTGCCCTCGAACAACCGTGCCTCTTCTGCTTGATTTGGCTCCAGCAGTCATTCCAAACAGAGTAGAGCCATTTTTTAAATGAATTTGATAGAAAGGATGTTCTATGGAACGTTTTACTGAATCTCGCAGAGGTGTATCCGAAATTAATAATTGTATGTCTCTAAAAATTTCTTGGATTTGAGCTTGATACGGAGCTACAAATAAAATTGGAGTATTGGGTTCAGTATAAGCTAAATAAATTGCTTTTGCTGCTATACCTACGGTTTTTCCAGTACGCCTTGAAGTTCGCACTGCAACTTTAGATGCTTCCTCTGAAATAATATATTCTTGGGTCACATAAGGTACAAAATTTTTGGTCGGATCCTCTGGATTTTTAAGATTCGTTTTTACCCATTTTATTGGATCCAACAATGTTTCAAGATAATCTATATCGCGCTGTGTTAATTTCGCGGATTTTAATTGTTCTGGAGTTAAACTTTTTAATAATGTTAATTTTTTTCTAGCTTCTGATTTTTCAAATGACATTTATATACCAAGTTTTGAAAGCAAAACAATATTATCTGTTTCTTTTAAAATATTTTCAGGAGATGTTGGTAAGCCATTTATGAAAACATCCCAATCTTCAATAGACAAATTGAGCGAATCAAAAAATTTTTCGACCGTACAATTTTCACCCGGGACATCAATCGTTAGCAATTCCCAATTACATATTCTTTTAGCAAATCTGAATTTCATTATTCATCTTCGTCATCGTCATTTAATTCCGATTTTTGCTTTTCCAGATATGATTTCTTCATTGCCAACTTTTTCTTTTCCCGTAATTTTTCACATTTTTTGGCATCTACCTTCGAATCGTAAATAAAATGATAAAATTCTTCTTTAAGCCAACTAAATATTCGATCTATGGGAATAAAATATCCCATATGGGTGACAGCATCATCCCATCCACTAATTGCTATGCGAGATGGAATTCCGATAAATTCATGTTTACCATTTTTGTCAAGATAAATTCCTCCGCCACTCGAACCAAATATAATTTGGGCATTGGAAAGCCAAAAATTGTAATTTTCAATTTCATCATCCATATACATAATTTCTCCGCGAGTATGGATTGGAGGATGTGCTAATTGGCAGCCACAAGCTACGACTTTATCAAAGACATGAATATCTTTTATGTCAGACAAATATAAATGCGCGACGGAAGCTACTTTTTCTACTGAACGCAGTTTTAGCAAAGCAACGTCATAATCCTTATTATAGGTAACTATATCGCCTTCAACGGAAAACCTTCCAATGCATCTTGAATAATGTTTATATCGATAAAATTCAACATTGACAGTTGATCTAGTTTCTTTTTTTATTTCCGCTTCCAACATTGGATCCCATTCTTTCGAAACTTTAATACAATCATCAATAACATGATGATTTGTCAAAACATATGTTTCATATTCTGATTTAGATTCATCTTTTAGTTTCGAATAAAGAACGGTTCCCGAACCACTCGCATTTTTTGTTCTAACTAATACAGTGGGATAGAGCACTTCGTCATGTGCCCGTTTTATTTTTTGATCAAGATTTTGTGGCATAACAATCTCCTTATGAATAACTTTCGTTTGAATTGCAAATATTTATCATATTTCCTCGCAAGATAATAAATAGAATCGCAATATGGCCAATTCATAATTTCTCGAGTTTGTTTATTTCCGTTGGTTTTTAATTCCCATCTGGATTTAGTTTGTAATTATATTTCATTAGTAAATATCTGCCATTTGTCGTCCCTCATTCCCAAGAAGTCTTCTTGCATTCAGATTATGTCTTCCGATTTCTTGGACTGCCCTTTGTCTTTCAGTAATCGCTAATCTGGTTTGAAATGCTGGAGCCGCACCTCCGCCAAATTCTAAGCTTCGGATTTGGCCAACTGCTCGTTCGGCTGATGTTTGGACTGCACCAGCAACAGCGCCAATTCCTCGACCAACGCCATATGCCAATGTGCCAAATAGCCACCCCCAAACTAAATAATTTAATGGTGCGGCAACCCCACCTACGATTTTCAATCTTCCAGCCATCTTGGCACTGCTGACTAAAGATGGGGCCAATCCTTTTGCTCCAGCAACTGTAAGACTATGTGGCGCTGTTCTCATTAATAATTTTCCAGCATCCGCCTCTGTCATTTTTAGTAAATGTTTATAATTCATTTTGGATAAACCCGTTCTGACAGCTGTCGCCTCTCCAGCAGAAATCATTCCTCCTCCGGTAAATGCGCCAAACCGGAGGCCTCCACCAATTGGAGCCCCAGTCATGGTTGCCATGCCTCTACTCCATGGACTTGGAAATCGTTCTGCTAAGCCGGCGAATCCCCTAGTTAATACTGTTCCTATTCGACCTTCTGGATTTATGGCAAAAATATCAGTCCGCGGCTTCCCGCCAGGAAGTAAAAGACCTTTAGCGTATTTGAGCGGATCATACCATTTGCCGGCGCCGAGCCATCGCATTCCTACAATTCCCGGACTTCCAGTCATGGCCGTATTGAAAAGTGATCTTGATTTCGTCAAGTTCATGTACATCAATGACGTCGCTAAAAATCCCAGCATGATTATCTCCTAATGTAGCTCCATTTTCTTCAATATCTTATCCATTTTCGTTTCCAGTTTTTCTATACGTGTTCCAACTTTTTTGTCCACTCTGCGAGGAACAATTATGCAATCTCGGGTAATATCCCAGATAATTATTGCGGCGGCAATTATAATTCCATCTATCATAGTCTGATCCTTCATCAGATTGTGGATTCATATTCATTACCTTATAATGATGGACGTCCGTGTCTTAATCTCCAAGAAGCAAGACCTATACCAGAATGGCCAAGATGGTTCGATGGCATACGCCCTTGTCGCCTGAAAAACTGTTCGTCTCCGTAAAGTCCATAATTTCTTGCCCGATTCGCCATATCTTCTGGACTTTGAACCATCATATCGTAACCAGAAACTACTCCTCGCATTCCTCGGTATCCCGCCCAAGCGCCAAATGCACCCAATCCAACCATGCGACGCGGCCATTTTTCTTTCATAACTTGCGCCGCGGGTCGTCCAAGCCATCTACTTACGAAGCGGCCTATGGCTTTCCAACTGTTGAGATCGCGGCTGAACATAATTTTTCTCCTCTATATTTTCCAATACTCATATCAAAAATCGAAATATATTTTTGATATTTTCGTTCTAATTTTATGGTCGCATTATCATAAAGCCAATTCATAATTTTGATTGCTTGCCTATTGCCTTGAATTTCTAATTGTCTAATATTATTATCTCGATTTTTATGTCGTTTCGAAATGCAGCAATTTACTTTGAAGTTACCAGCAAATAATTGTTTCAAAAAATTACAAAATGAAATGGTACCAACAATACTAAAATGAAGAGTTTTTCTGTAAATTCCAATCGACCCATCGCCGTCAAAATATCCTCTAATGAAATGAGGATATAAATTTTCTTCAAGCCATTCAGGAAATGTTAATTTAAATGTTTTTGCTTGCACACATCCTAATTCGTTCAATTTTTGGCTTATATGTTTATTTGTTATAACTAATTTCCAACATTTTGCTATTCCATATGATGTATTTGAAACAACATAATATAGCGGTCGATTAGTTTTGATTAATTTTTTCAGATCAATTAATATCTGCTTATCTGATTCCTTGAGTTGGACAGCAACAGTATTTTTGGATTCGTTATTATATCCATCTGCATAAAGTAACCCCAAAAAATATGCCTTTTCTGGTGAATTTATTATATCAAAAAAATGTTCATCAATATCATATTTCTTAGCGTGGGTTTTATCATCCCGGCGAATTTGAACATTACTACGATATAGAATTTGCCTTATGGTTGATTGAACTACATTAAATTTTCTAGCCAAATATTTTGTTTTCGTGCCATTTTCATATAATCTGCATATCAATTTTATTTCATCAATCGATTTCTTCGGATAATGCGCTGATATTCCATTATTATGCAAAATTCTATTAATACTGCGCACACCCACATTAAATTGTTTAGATAGTGCATTTGCTGATGATCCACCAGTATATAACTTACATATTTCAATAATTTCCGATTTCGTCTTATGTTTAAATCTTTTCATAAACTTATCCTGTTTTTGTTACAAATGGTTTCTTCCCCTGTAGCACACGACTAGCAGAACTCAAAGGAACATGTGTGCCCATCGTTGGAAATAGATGCTGACCAAATTTCATATATTTTTCCATTCTGAATCTCCATGGGCCCCCCATTGCGGCCGGATTATTCATCGGCCGTCGATATAATGGTCGTCCCTTAATCAAATTTATATGAGTAGCAAATGCATGAGCCAGTCGATCTTCAGTGGGCGGCTTCGTATAATTTGCAATTTCATGACCATATGTCCGTCTCGCGCCTTTTCTCATAGTAAATGGATGAATCCTTCTCGTAGCTGCTAATTTTCTAACACTTTCTTCAATCAATTTTGGAAATTCAGACTGCATTGGTAAAATTTTCCTATATCCTCGCCTCAGTTGGTTTTGCATTGCCCCAAATACAGATACTGTTGATCGTCCAAATATACCCATTAAATTTCCTGCCCTATTCTTTTATATCTAGCTTTAGCTTGTCGCATAATAAAACCATGCATATTATCTTTACCTTTATACGATAATTGAATACCTTTCGTTACGGCCTCGTAACTTTTGAGTGAAATCCTAGTTCTGCGAATCAGCGCAGTTTTAATCTCAGGATTACTCAATAATCCCGTTTTTAACAATAGTTGACTTGTCCATTTCCATGCTGCTAATTCTCTCCATCTATAACCCAAAGCAGTTTTCGGATAAATATTTGTATATGGATCTTTGACGTGACCAATTTCATGCATGGCTGATATTAACTGTTCTGCCGGACTAGCATTTGATGGAAGCCACATTTCATTGCGTTTTACCAACACGCCAAAATCTCTTGGTTTTTCAACAAGTTTAATATTTCGACCTTCGGTTCTTATAATATTTCCTTCAATTTTAAATGGTAATTTCCCTTCCATATTTTTCAAATAGCGAGCAAATCTCATTTCATTCGGTTTACTAACAATTTGAGCGGAAGGTTTAATAACCTTGGATTTGGCCGATTTTAATACAGATCCTATGGATTTGATTGCAGATGAGCGTAAACTCATTATCGAGCGCCCCCACTTTGAAATAAACGTTGAAGTTGGTCCTGTTGGAGATTCGAGCCCATTAGATGGGATTTTCGTCTATCTTTATACAATCGTTGGACATATCCCTGACTTTGTAAAAATCTTTGATATTGATCCCGGGTCATTTGACCACGGTAACGATTCATTCTCCAGCTACTGATTACACCCACTGTTCCGAATCCTGCGGCAATTCCTCCATATACTGCTAATTTTCGTTTCGCCGCGGGTGATAAATTATGAATCGTTTGAATAGTTTGGAGTAGCTTTCCTTTAGCAATTTCTTTTAATGTTCCGGCTAATTTCATAATTTATTTCTTTTCGACTTCATTATTTTTATCATCTTCATCATCAATTACTTCAAATTCTACATCCGATGCGTTTATTTTTAATTCTTGCAGTTTTTTTAATAACCGAGCGGCCGCTTTTGCCGGATCATCGCCTGGTTTAATAAGCTTATGCTTGAGTTTTCCTTTTCGAGTAGATACCAATTCTTCCAGGATTTGATCCCGCCTTTTCGTCATCTTCATGCGCACTTCCAGCGCTTTCGAAACTTCTGTTTTCTCTTCAATTAATTGTCCGGTTTCTGGATGATATCGTTTTGAAAGTTCTTGAAATGCAGTAGCTTTTTTGGATAATATTGCAGGAGTGCGAAATTTAATATATAAATCGCATTCAGCCAGTTCCCTAGCCTTTTCCATTTCATCTTTATTGCTTGTATTCAAACTTTCACTTTCAATATATTCTCTAATTGTTTTTTCCAAAAAAATTCTTTCCAATGGACATGAATAACCAACCGGCGCGATTCCCTGTTTATCAAACGGACAAATATGTTTCATTTCGCATTTTGGTCCAGCGCAAATTACAGGGATCCCACCGTATAAGGAATTTGTTATATTCTCTAATTGGATCAACAATTTCTTTTGATTTTCTTTAGGTATCACATAATTGTTGAAATAATCTTCCGGAAAGTAATCTTTCAAAAAGTCAAGTTCCTTACATCCAGATATTGCCATCTTTACAATTGAAGATATGCCCATTTTTACGGAATGTGCGGAATCCATTGGAAATTTTATCATGACCTGCCGCTTTTTATTATTTTGAGCGCCCGTTTTGCTATATCATTCGTCATTTTCGCGGTTTTATCTTCATGGATAGAATCTTCATTAATTGCCATTAAGATTGCAAATTCTATAAAATTTTTCAGATGAGCAGGAGTAAATCCTTCAGTATTTTTTGCCAATTCCTGCAATTCAGAATCATCGAGAATCAAATTTTTGGCTTTTGCAAGATCTCGCAGATATTTTAATCGGACGCTCTCTTCCGGAAGAGGAAAGTTGATTTTGCAATCGATTCTCCCAGGACGGTCGCCCAAATTGGGAGGCAATTTATCAGAATTGCACGTTGTTATGAAAAGAACATTTTCCAATGGTGGTTGTCCATCCAATACATTTAAAAATTCACTCATGATGGTGCGGTTTTGAGGTTCCAGATAATCTATATCCTCAAAAAATAATATGCTTGGACTCACATCAGATGCGAATGCCGCCAAAGATGAAAAACTACCTCTATAGTCAAGATCAGCAGCTTTTGTCCAAATAAAACTAACATCTTTCATAATAGAATGTAATATTCCGCCCAAATATGTTTTTCCCGTTCCGGGCGCGCCTATCAAAAGAATCCCGCGCCGAAATGGTATGTCATTGGCTTCAAATATTTCCTTTTTATCAAAAAAATTCAAAATATTATTTTTAATCAGTGTTTTTATTTCCGAAGGCAAATAAATATTATCGAGAGTGAGATTCTTTCTTGGAATAAATGCTCCGTTTGAAGAAAATACTTTTCCTTTATAAATATTATTTGCTCGAACAGATTTTCGGAACTTTTCAATAAATGCTTGAAATTTTGAATCTTTATTGAATGTAAAAATTATGGAACATCCATTCCAATTAGGAGAAATAGATGCCACATATGGTGTGTCTCCAAATTTTCCATGCAAACTCAATATCCATGGCAATATTTTTTCTTTTTTATAATCAATGGAGAGTGATTTATATACCGGTCTCAGTTCCTCTCCTTTGTCGCCATACCTTATAATCTTTGATGCATGTGGAATCAATTTTTCCATAGCCAATGCAGCCATTATGCTTTTTAATCCAGGAAATTCCAGTTCTATACTTATTTGATTATCAACCGGAATTTTTAAATGCTTATTAAATGGCTCAATGGATTTATCACTAATTATGTCTTTATATAATCGTTTGGATTCATCTTTCATGGTGATTCCTTTATTCTACGAATTTCCGATAGTTTTCAATGAACTCTTCGATAGTGCCTCGACCAAAACGAGTATTATAATAGTTTTTCCAATATTGGGCTAAAGCCTGAATATCATTTGCATCAGGTAATGGTTTAGGTATAATCCAATAACGGAGCCGAGCCATAATGGTCGCTAACCGAAGATCCCATTCAAGTTCTTCGGCAACCCGTTCTCCGAGATTCGACATATTAAAAGGCGGCCTTCTTGCATAATGATCTCTAAGCCAAATAAATGTTGATGGTTCCATTTGAAATACGCCTAGTGCTGGTCCGCTACCTATTTGGCGGAGATATGTTCCAAAATGGCTTTCCTGTGCGGCAGTTCCTAAAAGAAGATTAATTGCGGCATCGACGCAAAGCTTTGGTTCATAAGAAATCAAAGTACGCTCTATCAGATCCTTGAATTGGCCTTTGTGAAAGCTCATATTTTCATTTCCGGGTTATCTATCTTCATTTTTACTTCATGGGCAAATATTCGATCAGTAGGAAAAAATTCTATTAAATTATAACCAAATTTTGAACAAAAAATCTTTTTTCTCAAATCACGATGTTGGGCTTCTTTAAACTGTTTCATAGATTTATGAAAATGTTTTATATAGACATTATGACACCGACCCTGGTATTCTATCAAAATTTTCTTTTTTGGGATATAGATATCAAAACGAAGAAGCGCCCCTTTTTTGCTATAACATCGCGGGAACGCAACTTCTTCGAATACTGTGCCATATAGTGATTTACAAATTTCATAGAGCAAGTGTTGGGATTTATATCTTGTGCCCACCACGTTCAATTTTTTTCTGAATATTTTATATTTTTTGTCCCATAAATAATTGGCACTACATAGCTTACATAAAATATCTGACGTTTCTGATAAGCAAAGTGGACAAAGAGCCATTTCCAAGTTTATTATTTATCTCAGATCCGTTTTTCACAACTTGTTTTCTCATATGTCATTCCTGAATGATTTGGTTTACTTGCCATATTTTTTTTCCATCGATGCGCTCATATGAAATTGTAATTCCCGCGTTCATCAAAATATCCAGGGGAATTGATTTTTTCGAACCCAATTCTTGCTTCAATATGTTCCAGCGATCTATATCTATGAAAATTGCTATATCAATACGTTTTGCCTCTTTATATCTAATATTAAAAACGAAATATGCGGCTCCCTGATTATTCTTTGTTTTTTGCAAATATTCTTCCTGTATGGGTCGAATCTTTGATAGCGGGAACGCTCTATGAGATTTGTGTTGCTTGTATTCGAGGGCAAAGAATCGTCCATTGATATAGAAAAGCGCATCAAAAAATTTTTCAGTTCCGAATCTTTGACCTATACTATCGGGAATTTTAATGTACAAAGCTTCCGGATAATGGTGCAATAAACTTTTTTTCATTTCGCCCGCAAAGATACTTTCTTTCATTTTTTATCATCCAAATTATGATTACCAAATAAGAAATATAAAATTACACACCCTATAAGTGCCGATAGCCAAAAAATTACAATATTCATCATTTTATCCTTCCGGAAAATCAACCAAATCTTTTCTTCTATATACTTTATCAATATATTGTGTTTTGCCTCTATACGGTAAGAATCGCCGATGTTTAAAAATATATTTCATAATCTCTGTAGCAAACATATTTGCATCTATTTCTTCTGGCATCAAATCATGAAATTTTTCAAGTACTTTTCTTCGAGTTAACTTCCCACATGATTGAAGGATTTTGATTAAATATTCTCTATCTGAATTCATCAATTGCGCATTTAATAATGGATCTTCTTGCATATGATGTCTAAATTCATGCATAAATGTCCAATTCAATTCTTCAAGGGTCATGGATGAGGATACTTCGATAATAATTTCCGGTTTGCCAGTATACCATGCGTTGTTTTTAGAAGATGGACGAATTATAATCGAAACTGGATAAACCAAAATATCAATTGTTTTTACTACATATGGATGCAGGATTTCTTGCCAAAGATCTATTGGTAAATTCAATTTTGTATAGTTCTTTATTTTTAGGAATTTAATTTTTTTTCGCAATTTTTTGCCTTTCAAAATCCAAATCAAAATATTCTTTGGGCGCTTCATTGTTCTTATTTTCAGAATTCCAATGGAATAGGGGTATGCTATCAATTATACCTTCCCATCCGCAAATTTTGCATTTGCAAAATATCAATCCATTTTCATCCCAAGTATCCAGTGTGTCAGTGGAAAATTTACCAGTAAAATTTGGATGGTTATAAATTAAATTCCTATTATGATTATCTCCATTTTGCGCATATTTTTTTATATTATTCCACTCAATCCATTGAATATCTTCCTCGGTCATAGTCGGATATAATTTCAAAAAGTTCTCTTTTGTTTGTGCCCCATGTATGAACCCACAAATATCGGGGACAGCTGGATATATTTTAATTGAATGGTGCTCCATATGATAACACAATGCATTTGGATTATACATCATCCTATTTCCAATCAATCCAAGTCGCATCCCACAGTCATAGTCTTCTCCGCCAGTGCCGCTATTATATCTTTCATCAAAACCATTGATCTTGATTAATTCATTCAATGGAGCAGAACAATTGTGTGTATAAAACGTTGTTGATGATACTTCTTGCTCAATAGATCCTAAATCAACGTTATTTGATTTTTTCAAAGATAAATTTGCCCCGGCCGGTAGATTATCAAAATCTACTATATCAAAATAGAATTGTCTACCTTGGCAACAATAACCCTTTTTATAAATTTTCCAATGTTCAGATAACAATTGTGGACTCGGTATTTGATAATCATCAAAAAATACTATTAATTCCCCCCCGGCAAGAACAAGAGCATCATTTCTCATTGATGGATGATCAATTGAGACTTTTCTGTCGAGTTTTCTAGGCGCAGAATATTTCAGGTTAAGTCCCCATTCAGCGGCTTTTGATCTTATTTCTTGTTCACGTTTCCAATATAAACCATCAACTATAACGATTTCAAATTCATCCAATGGAAATGTTTGATGCCTAAAAAATTCAAGTTGTCGAAGCAATCCGCCATATCTTCTAGTCGAAAGACAAACACTTATGCGCATTTATTCCTCCAATTTATTATATTTTCTGCTCCAAGCCATATTAATTTCCTATCAGCTCTTTATGTTTTTCTGCCGCCATACATCACACCACATGGTTTACAATCTTGGAATTTGGGAGGACAAATTCTTTTGGCTATCTTATTTACTCCTTTTTCGGGATCCCTTGAAATTGATCCAGCTTCCCAGCCAGCATCGTGCAAATAAATCCAACCACCAGATATGAGTTTTGGAACTAATAGTTCAAAATCATTTTTCACAAATTCGTATTCATGACAACCATCAATGAATACAAATGATAAACCATCTGGTATTTTATCAATGCAATCTGCCACATCTTCATTGTATTGAACAATATTATCATATTTTCCATTCAAAATATTTTTTTTGAATGCATTCTTCCATGATTTCATCATGCCATGGCCATATCCATAAGCTTTATCTTCGAGATCTTCTGGATATGGATCAATTGAATATACCATTTTTCCGACTTCTTGAGCAGCAGCTATAAGAAAAATAATAGAGCCACCTGTGGCAGATCCAACTTCAACTACTGCGCCAGCGGGTGTGTTTAATACTTTATCATATAATTCAATGCATTCTGCTTCGGAAACTTGACTGCCAAATTGTAATCTAAGTTTTTTCGTTTCCTCTATATTCATTTATTTTTCTCCATTCATGGTTTCGATAAATCAATATAAATATCACCATTATAAAATTGCGGATCAAATTTTAAATGTATTGGTAGTGTTTTGTTATTAATTTTTTCAAAAAGATCTAATTTGATTTTTTTACTTTCTTCAAGTAAGTCTTTATTAATTTCACAAGAATGCCTTTCAAATCCTTTCCCATGAAAATTATGTACAAAGTGCAATGGGGAAGGAATATGAAAATCCATCAGCGTCAAAACGATAAGATAATTCATAATCATCTCCAGCCATTCCCCACGCTTTTTCATCAAATCCGCCAATATTGATATAATCTTCCCGGCGCTGTGCCCAATATCCTGAACCCCGATATAAAAAATGAATTTGTCCATTAATCTTTGCATAAATTTGACCATAAGGATTAATTTTAGCGGGAACAGTCAAAGGCGCATCTACTGGAAAACTCCATAGTCCATTATTAGTATAATTTTCTTTCAAATATTTTTCAAATGCGTCCGGATTTTTATAATTAGCTAAATAAAAAATTAAATCTGATTCATTTCTGGTCGAAATAGGTATTGCCGCCATTATTTGTTTTGGACCAATTTTACTACAAAATGTAGATAGATGATTAAATTCGAGCATATACATTTCTGCATCGCAAATCAGTATGATGTCGCCTTTCGCAAATTTAACACCTAAGTTGGTTGGAATTGATCGTCCGGCTGAAACATTTGGCATACCTCGGCGTTTTTTTCGATTGGTTTTGATATATCGAACGTTTTTTCCAAGATAATTATCCATTAGCCATGATGTAATATTTTCAACGCCTCCATCATCAACGATAATATGTTCAAATTCAGATTTATCTAAATCTTGATAATTAAATAGATTCCACATTAATGGCTTTAGATACTTCAATCTATTGGCTATTACAGTGATTATAGAAATTTTCATTTGTTCGATTCCTTATTTATTTTTATAAAATATGCAGTATATCCAGATATTGGATGATTTGAACCAACTTTTTTATCACCAAATGTGTTTGAATTTTCTACTAATTTTATGACTTTTGCTGGTCCATCAAATCCAGCATCATGGAACACTAAAATTCCATTTATCATTAATTTAGATGCCCATAATTCGTAATCTCTTTTTACACATTTATAACAATGGCATCCATCTATAAATACAAAAGCTACCGGTTCATGAAATTGTTTTGCTGCCTCATATGAATAATTTTGGATCAATTCCCAGTTGTTTGGAATATTTAATTTTTCCATATTTTTATGGAATTCATTTATACGTAGATCATTACCAATATCATGATTTTCTCTTTCGCCAGGCAATCCATACGGATCTATTGTATAAAATTTTGCTCCTTTTTCGTGAGCCGCCGCGGCTAAAAATACAGATGAATATCCGCAAGAAGTTCCAATTTCCACAAGCGCACCAGGAGGTGCATTATATGCCGCGCCATATAAAAATTCTTTTTCCAATTTATACCATAAATCTTTGTATAAAAGTGGAACCAATTGATTTACTTCATTAAATTTCATATTTTTCCTTTTCTTGATAGATCATTTTATATTTGTACAATTATAAACAGGCCCATCTGGAAAATGAATTTTAGATGGTGGAATATAAATATTTGAATTGCATCTGTTTTTTGTGTTCGTTAACATTTGCTGTCCATCTATGGCTCCGAATTCGCCACAATGTTTACATTGAAATACTTTATAACCATCCTGGAACCATGTAAATAATAATTCATTTTCAATTAAATTAGGATCCCCATCTTTATAATATTCATTCTTAGTAAATGGTCGCCTATCATGTCGATAGTTACATGGGGCTCCAATTCTATGCTTTAATTTTCTCATTGATAAAAATAAATTTGTGTTTTTTTCGCCGTGAGATCTTGATTTATTTGATATTTTCCCATGTTGAATATGATAAGCAGTAATTGTCGGATTGTATGCAAATTTCATACCTGATGCAGCCATTCTATAAGCAGTATCATTATCTTCGCTTCCAGTACCGCCACAATAAAGTTCATTAAATCCATTTACCATTTCAATCCATTTTCTTGGAACACTTGTTGAATTGGGCCACCACCAATCCCAAGGAACACCAATAAACCAATTTCCATATTGTTCAAATTCCCACTTATGATCCATAAAATAATTCCATCTGGGATCTATACTATCAACCGTCGGTATATATGTCGAATAGTCAAGTTCCCCATCACATTTGACGATGTCCCATCTTACCATTCCGGCATATCCCTTTTCACAGATTTTGTAATGTTCTTCCAAAAAATTATTTGGAAAAATGTGGAAATCATCAAGAAATACAAAGTAATCTCCGTTTGCTTGCATCATACATGTGTTCACATTTATTGGGCGCGTATGTTCAGTTTTGAATGGATATTGTTCTCGAAGATATTTCATTTTTATATTCAATTTTCGCGCCAAATCAATAATTTCCGTTTCCCTTTGTTCCCAACATCCGTCAATAAGTATCAATTCAAAATCTTGAAATGTTTGATTGGCAAATAATTTAAATTGCCAATCTAGACCGCCATATCTGGCAGTTTCCAATATTACAGACATTTTCGGTTTCATAATTCAATTTCCTTGATTTTTAATCTTTCTGCACTCCCCCAATCTATATCTTGATTAGCTATTTTATAATCTGGATCTTCGCATTTTTTAACTACATATTTCTTGCGTTCCTCATCCGTATATGTTTGTGGTTTTGGATGGTAAATATGAACTGCTTTTATGTTTGGGTTTTCAATCACACCCACTCCATGCTTTATCATTCGGGCCCCGAATTCCCCATCTTCTCCCATCCAATATCCGGGTTTTTCAATAGATTCATCCCAGCCGTGTATTTGGATAAAAATATCCTTTGGAAATGAAAGTCCGGCTTGAGATCCTTGAAATCCCCAAAAATGTTGTTCCCCATCAGCATATCCATATCCCATATTTGGGTCGCCAATATAGTTCATTGGAAGTTGCATTATTTTTGCCCACATGTCATTCCAAAATTCTTTTATATTTTTAATTGCTCCTGAATTTTTCCAGTCTTCCCAATATCCTAAAATCCGCACATGATCTATCCAGGTTTTAAGTGTTAAACCTTTAACACAATTCTTAGTTCCATCCCTAATAATAACATTATCACGAATCTTGCCGGGAACTCCTGAAGCGATATACATTGGTTCAGTAATAACTGTATCAATTTGATGAGAACCATAGTGGGATTCAACAAAATTTGGAAATGGCATAACTTCTGGATCAGAATATAAAATAATACTGCCGAGAGCAATATTTTTTACTGCAAAATTTATTAATGGTCCGCCACTTTGATAAATTGATTCAGACTTTCTATCACTTTGGAAATATCGGATATTAAGAAATTTACCGAACGCTTTGCATATTTCAAAAGTATTATCAATTGATCCATCATCAATGACAATGATTTCAAAATCCCTCATAGTTTGTTTTGCATATAAATATAATGAATATGCTAAAAAATGGCCTCGATTATATGTTGGAATCACAACTGATATTTTCATTTGCTTTCCTCTTCGCGCGTTAACTATATTTTTTCCCAGAAAAATTTTTAAGAATTGGGAATATACTTCCTCAGTATTTTTGAATTCATTTTCTCCAATTCACGAAATCTATCCATAATCACTTTATTTTCCGGACTGCCAAAATTAATCAAGGAGCCAAATCCTTCTGACCATGGATTTAGTTTTTCAATTCCAAATTCAGATAGAAAATTATAAATTTTACCAGAACTTTCTATTGGATAACTATGAATTGTTGGAATTCCAGCTTCGGCAGCAAATATGGATGCATGGAATCTTCCGGAATTTATAAGAAGTGATGCTTTGGAAATAATAAATTTATATGCTTCGGGCGTATATCCGTCGACAGGAAGCACCATTGAATTTGAATATTGTGAATTGATTTCATTACATATTTTCATATCTATCGGCTGTTGAGTTAAATCATATTTACTGAATGGAAGTAGGATTGCCGGTTTATTTAATTCTCTTAATTTATTAATTATTATTTGTATTTGTTTTCCATCATCTATATCATTTGTCCTTCTTGGTGTTACTACAATATAATCATCCGGCAGTGGTCCATATGCTATAGGATCAATTTGTAAGCTGGGACAAAATGTAAGATTATGCTCAATTCCCAAAGAAACTAAGAAATCGCTTGAATCTCTAGATCGAACTGCAATATCAGAAAATCGTTTAAGAAATTCATGAAAAAGATCTGAATTCCTAAGTTCACCCTTTTTATATTCAATTCCCATATTTATGACCGGGATTCCAGCATTCATAGCAAAGAGCACCAAACCATAACCATATCCAATTGCAAGTCCACCACCTCCGAGTATGATCAAACCATATTGTTCTTTTCCTTTTCCAAAATTATAATTAGTTAGTGTGCGGATTCCCACATCATAATAAATTCCATTCCTTTTTAATGGAACGCCTTTGCTCTTCCATTCATTATACTGATCATGATATATAAATGGCAATTCTGTCGCTACGTCAATTCCAATATCCGGATTAATTTTCCGAATGGTTGTAATTAGTCCATTTAAAATGGCTTCGTCTCCACAGTTGCCCATTCCATAAAATCCTATAATCATAATTCTCATAAAATCTCCAAAATGACATTGCATATAAATCTTACTTCCTCTTCCATAAGCTTATTATGAATCGGGAGAGAAATAGATCTATTATAGTATTCTTCTGTAACAGGAAGTTTTACATTTTTCTTATATGCATTGGTCATATGACAAGGATAAAAATAATTTTTGAATTGAATTTCATTATGATTCAAATTTTTCATAATTTGTTTATGTTTTTCAATAGGAACTAATATGGAAAAATCTTTATATGTTGTAGTTCTATCTTTTGGGATTTTTTGATAAATGACCGAATTGCCTAAATATTTTTTATATAGTGCAACTAATTTGTGTTTTATTGCAATTGATTCATCTAAATGTTTTAACCCCCATTGTCCTAATATGGCTTGAAATTCTGTCATGTGACCATTCAATCCTATCGAAGACGGGTTATAATTACTTTCAAAATAAGAAAATCCAGAATCGCCCCAATGACGACCAGCTTTCATTGATTCATACATAAATTTATCCCGGGTAGTAAATATTCCACCTTCTCCCGCGGTAAACACTTTAGTAGCGCTAAGACTAAAACATTCTCCGTCGCCAAAACCACCAATATACTGGCCATTATACTTTGATCCAAATCCTTGGCTGGAATCTGATAATAGCTTAATTTTGTGAACATCGGCAAATTCCGATAGGTCAGAAAAATCGGGAGGTAAACCAAATATGTCGACGGGCATAATTGCTTGAGTTTTCGTTGTTATTTTTCGTTCTGCATCCTCAACATCGATTGTCCATGTATCAGGATTAATATCCACATATATTGGATTTAATCTGTTCCATGCACATGCTGCCAACGTAGCATGAAATGTCCAGGATGGAACCAAAATATCACCTTTTAAATTTCGTAGCATGAGCATTAAACATGACGTTGCATTGCCCATGCAAAGCACATATGGGATATTCAAATATTTTGAAATAGTTCGTTCAAATTGCTTAACTTGGTCACACATGGTAATAGACCCAGTTTCCAATGCATCTTTTAAATCAAATTCGATTTCCGAAAGATTTGGAAGATCCGGATAAACGTATCTAATCATCTGTCCTCCTTAAGTAATCTGGCAGCCGAGCCTGGTCCGCCTATTGTTCCACCAATTTTCATTATTTTTATACCATTCAATTGTTAATTTGATTCCTGTTTCAATATTAACTTTTGGAACCCAATTTAATAGTAATCTGGCTCCTTCATATGATCCTTCGTGTTTAGAAACTTCTCCGGGGCGGAAATCAGTATATTCGATTTCTCCGCCGATTTCCTTTATGATCATATTTGCAATTTCATTAACAGATATGGATCTATTCGTAGCAAGATTTATAATTTTTTGATTTGCGCTTTTAGTAGTCAACGCTTTGAATATGCCTTCGATAGTATCTTCCACATATAGCCAATCCCTTTGCGCTTCACCAGAACCAAAAATCTTGCCTTTTTTTCCTTGCAGAATCGACGTAATCAAATGTGGAATTAATTTTTCAGGATGTTGATTGGACCCATAATTATTAAACGGTCTAATTATGGTTATAGGTAAATCAAACGTTGTTATATATGAAAAACAAAGTCTATCTGCTCCACATTTCGATGCAGCATATGGAGATCTAGGGTTTAATGGATGCAATTCTGTCATAGGAGAATGTTGAGCGGTTCCATATACTTCACTAGTGGAGATATGAATAAATCGTTCTAATTTATGCTGTTTTAATACATCAAGAAGTACTTGTGTCCCTTTGACATCAACATCAATAAAGTCATTTGTATTGTATATCGATTTACTCACATGGGTACTTGCAGCAAAATGCACACAATACTCACATTGGCTCATATATTTTTGGGCCAAATAAATATCTCGAATATCACCATAAATAAATTTAAACCGGTCACTATCAAAGATATAATCTGGAATATTTTCAGGATTTCCCGCATATGTTAAAGAGTCTAATCCAAAAATTTTCCAATCTGTATTATCAAATATATACTTGAGAAAATGAGAACCAATAAAGCCGGCACATCCAGTTATAAATATAGATTTTGACATTATCTTCCTTCCATTTATTGCCGGAATTTCCATACCGTATTATCCGGGATATTTTGCGTTACCGCCGATCCCATTTGAATAAAACAATTTTTGCCAATTTTGATTCCTGGTCTAATTATAGATCCTGCCCCAATGAATGTTCGCTCCCCAACAAAAATATTTCCACATAGTACACATCCTGGTGCTATATGGCAGTGGGATCCGATTTTGCAATCATGGTCAACTTTAGCGCCAGTGTTGATTATACAATTTTCTCCAATCAATGTTCCAGGCTGAATTATCGCGCCGTGATTGATTAATGTGCCATTTCCTATGGCTGCTTCTGGAGATATACAAGCAAACGGACTTGCAAGAACATCTGTAGGGTAATCGCGCGATTTCAATTCATTATAAATTTTGGCCCGCATTTCATTATTGCCAACGGCAACAAAAAAGAAATTGATATCCCGCAAAGCATATGTTTTCATATACAGGATTTCGTGGCCATTCAAATATTTACCAGCCAATTCTGAATTTTGATCGGCAAAACAAATTTTATCAGTATATAATTCAGGAATTTGGGTTAACTCTGGATCTCCGGAAAAAAATTCTCGTCTGGCTTTTAGCACATCAAGCACAACTTTGCCATGCCCGCCCGCGCCTATAATGAAAATCATAATTTTCCTTTTTTTATAAATTAATTAAGATTATGAATAAAAATAATAGATTTTCTTGGTTATTTTTCAAAAATATATAGAAATTTGAATATTTTATTATCCAATTAAAGAATGAAAATTTTTTCATATCTATCCCTTTTCATCATATTCATTATATTCCAAAGAAACACCTTTGAATAGGATATCCGATCCTACTTTCCTGAGCAATTCCAAATCTTCCTTATCAAAAGCACCCTTTTCTGTTATTTCTTTAGCGAGAATCTTCAGAACTTCGCTTAGACCCAAGATATGTTTAGTTTCTCTTTCAACATTCATTTTCAAAAGTCGTAACTGATTGATAAGAAGGGCCGCAATTTCATATTATTTTCATTTGCTACCCAATAAAACTGGATTGGCATATAATTAAACCATCCACTAAGTCCAAAACCAAATCCCCACATCAAGTCATCCGGTTTTTTATTCCATGCTTGTCCTATATCACCAAAAAATTTTAATTTAATATGATGCAAGAATGGTCCCTCTAATTTCTGACTAAATATCCCAGCTATGGATGAGAATGGCAATCTTATTTCTGTGCTTGCTAACCAAAAATGTCTTGTATAAAGTGACATCCATTCATATCCCCGATAAGAAGTCGGTCCGCCTAATTCATATTTATATGGATTAACACCAAGCGTCATTCCGCCAATAATTCTTGTTGCCCAGCATGCTGGCTCGCCAAGACTTACATATTTTGTTAGCATTAGCTGTGTTTTCCAATCAACAACTTTCCCATTTGACCAATCCGCATCAAAATTCCCTGCTAACCAAAATTTTGTTCCTGAATACGGCATCCAATACGTAGAGTATCTTGTGTCATCATAGTAATATTGGGCATATATATTTGAAACCCAACCTCTTGAAAATCGTTGATATCCATAATCATCTCTATTAAGAGAATTTGACATGGAGAATTTCGGGAAATAACTTTGAGTATATTCATATTTCCCCGGATATTTAAAATAGAATCCTCCATAGTGAGAATCTGACCATGAAAAATATAAGGTTCTTTTCCTGTTTCCGGCACCAATACTGAAGTATGTTTGACTATATTCAGACGTTTTAAACAGCAATCCCCCGATTAATTCAACTGAACGCTCCCGAATAAGCTTGCGAGTTGTATAAAATCTATACATATTATACCACTGGAACATTGTAAATTTCGTAAGCCATGGTTTATGCCAGCTTGATAGTAATGCTATCCCATTTTCGGATCCAGCAAACAGCCATTTTCTTGCTCCATCTTCACGGATCCAAGCTAATGCCATATTTCCCCGGGCACCAAAATATGTGTCGTATCCTACTGTGACCGGTTCCATTGAAAGATTCCATTTAAATTTCGCTTTTTGAATTTCATGATCTTCAGAAGAATATTTCCAAGATGTGGCCCATTGTGCCGAAGATGGGATAGTATGCATAGTATTTGCTGTAATCTTGAAATTCCGATATCGGGCATTTGCATACATAGTTGCAATTAGATCATTATTCTTTGTCAAAAAAGGAAATTGAACGTATTCAACTATGGGCTGGCTGATATATAAAATTTGAATGTCAAGGTCATATATAGCTACATAATTATATTCTGTGCCATCTATGATAAAATATAATCCTGATCCATTTTCAATTAAACCAAGATCTCTAGCATTCGCGCCCCAAGTGAGTCGAGCTACTTTTCCATTATTTTTCATATAGGCATAGATATCATAGACGCCACGTTCTTCGTAATCTCCAATGAAATATACAAATCTTCCATATGTTACCAATGATTGGATGTCACAGTGTGAATTCAAAATCCGATAGAAATAATTGCCAGGTTTTATACAAATATTTTTGAATCCATTAACATTTTGCCCAATGAATACAGTTGTTCCATCTTTATAGACTGGAGACGTAATATTTGCTATATTTTCAAATCGATCTTTTTCAATTTCTTTTTTGTTTTTCAAATCATAAATTGTAATATAATCATTCCTATCCTTCATACTAGCATATATGAGATAGTCCCCTTCTATGATCGCATTTTTTCTTAATATTCCAAGCGAATTAACATGGCGATTGCAATCAGAAGCATAAACATTGTTAAGATCAGCTATTCTCACTTGCGATTCATCCCAAGTATATGTTATATATTTAGACAGTGGTGCCCAAGATGCTATGCCAATGTTTGATGTAGAATCCGGATTATTGTATAGCTGCGTTGCATTTTTATCAATCTGATAACGTTCAAAAAGATAGCTTCTCCATTGTTTATTTAATGTTTGGAGAGCCTGTCTTTCATCCCAACCGAATAAATAAGATATGGCGGTTGATATATTCTCGCCACATGCATAATCAAAAAACATTTTCATTGCATATGGGCCACATTCCTGTTCAATATATTCAACTAAGGATTCACCAAGTTTATATATCGATAAAAATGATCGCGTTCTATCCAAATCCCAAATATCCAATGGATAGCCCCAAATAACA